ATGCTGGAAGCAACGGCGCAACGCGAGCGCGAAGAGGGCCAGACCGCATGGCACGGCCCGCTTTGGGGGCTACCGCGGAGGGACCCCCAAAGGCTGCGAGCAGCCATCATGACGCGACTGTCCCGCGACGTGGAGGACAGCACAAGCATCTGGACTCAGGAAGCGGACGGCCGGCTTCTCTGCCAGCTCCGCGGGTGGGACGTCGTCCTTGTCACCTACGACGTGGGCGTGTCAGGCAGCATCCGGCCGGAGGACCGTCCCGGGTTCGGCGTGATCCTGGGCAACCTGCCCAACGTGGACGTAGTGGTTGCCCGGTCGGTCGACCGCTTCACGCGTCAGACGAGCCACTTCGCGGGACTCGTGGAAACCCTGGACGCGGGGGCTACGACGCTCGTGGACGTACAGGGGCAGGTCGACCTGACGAGCCCCTACGGGCGGTTCGTGACGACGATCATGGTCGCCTTCGCGCAGATGGAACGCGAGATGATCCAGGGCCGCATCCTGCGGTCCCGCACGCAGCTCCGTCAGGCGGGGCGTTGGCTTGGAGGGGCGGCACCATACGGCTTCCGCATCGTCCCGGCCGGCCCGTCGGGCAAGATGCTGGCGCTGGACGAGTACGCGGCCGGGCAGCTGCGCCACGTCATTCGGCGGCTGATCGGGACGGACGGTAGGGGCGTCACGCTGACGTCAGAGGTTGACCGGCTGAACCGGGACGGGATCCTCTCGCCCGGCGACTATCGGCGGGCCCTTCAAGGCAAGACGCCTCCGCCGGCCCCTGGCTACACGCCGTGGAGCTACTCCCCGCTGTATCAGCACCTTCGCTCAGAGGTGCTCCGGGGGTTCCGCGTCGTAGGCAAGCGCGACACCAGAAGGGTCGTCCGGGGCGCGGACGGAGCGCCTGTGATCGTCGGCCCGGAGTTGGTCACGGCGGACGTCTGGAGGGCCCTTCAGGCCGCTTTGGATGCCGCTGCCGTCGACCCGCGTCGGCCCCGTCGAAAAGCGACGCTGCTGCTGCACACAGCATGGTGCCCGGGGTGCGAAGAGTTCATGCACTACAACGGGCGCGTCATCAGCCCCCGAGCGGGTGAGGACGACACGCCCGCACCTGAGGGCACCGAGAAGCGGGCGGATCTCTACAACTGCCCCGCGGCGCGTATCGGAAAGCGACGGCCGGCCGACGGATGCCCCGGTGTCTCCATCCGGGCCGTCAACCTGGAAGAGATGGTGGAGGAGTGGTTCCTGACGAGGTTCGGGCACTTCGAGTACACCGAGCGAGTGAACACCGGCGGCAGTGACCACGCGGCCGACATGGCAGACCTGGAGGCCGACATCGAAGAGCTGGCGTCCGGTCTGGCCGGGCTCCGGGGTGCCGCGAAGGAAGCCGTCCTCCAGCAGCTGAACGCGCGACAGGACGCATTGGAGGCACTGCAGGTACTCCCCACCGTGCCCGCGGGCGTCAGGTGGGTGCCCACGGGCCGCACGGTGCGTGAGGAGTGGGAGGCACGGGACATCGCCGGTCGACGGCTCATGCTCATGGCCTACCGGGTGCGAGCGACGGTGGCACCGGCGTACGGCAGCAAGGTGTGGAACCCGAACCGGGTGACGATCGACATCGAGCGGGAGGACCCGGCCGCGGATCACCTGGCGGACATCGAAGAGGAGGAGACGGCCGACTACTGACCCGGCCCGGACACGTCAGACTGACTCGTCCTCCACGCCGGGCGTGACCGTCCCGTGACCTTCGCGGGGTCGAAGGGGTCAAAAGGTCCAACTAACCTCTATTTTCTAAACCCCCTAACGGGAGTAAGAGTAAAAGGGAAATGGACGAAATTTTGACCTTTTTGACCCCGCGGAGGGTCCTTCGGTAACGGTCAGATAACGAAGGTGCGGCGCTGAAGATCAAACCAGGACAAACGCACCGCCAACCCGAACGTAGCCACCAATAACTAGAGTAGGAGGAAGAAGAACCGCGACGCCCGCGAATGGCGGGGCGCCCGCTTCTCCCTCTGCGACGGCCGGCAGGCTCCCGAGCGCTCCCCGTACTCTCCTCCGGGTAGAGCCCGGTAGAGCAGCCGGTCGTACGCACCTTTCGTAGCACAGTGGCAGTGCGCCGGGATGTGGCCCCGGTAACCCCGGTTCGACTCCGGGCGGAGGGACGCTAGGGACCCGCCTTATGGCTATGGGATGTGTGCCTTCGGGCCCCATGCGGGTGCGCGGTCGACGGACCGTAGAAGAGGCCATAGGCAACGAGTGCGCACGGAGACGGAAGCGGGCCTGACGTGGCAGCGCCCGGAGACGGAGGCGGCTCGTTGTTGCTGGTCCCGTAGCTCAGTTGGTCAGAGCGCTCCCCTGTCACGGGAGAGGTCGCCGGTTCAAGTCCGGTCGGGGCCGCTTGCGGTGGAGACGAGTGCAGCCGACGGCAGTCGGAGCGGATCGTACATACCCGCACGACGAGCCGGAGCGCATCCGGAGCGTTGCCGTGCTAGCTCAGTCAGGCAGAGCGCCCGCCAAGCCGGCGGGAGGTCGCGGGTTCGAATCCAGCCCACGGTTTCGGCTCGTCACACGGTCCTATGGAGTAGCAGCATCTCGCCACCCTCTCAAGGTGGAGAAGCCGGGGCAGCACCGGCTAGGACTACGCGTGGGTTCCCCGGTCGCCCTGACATTGGGAACATCTTGCCCGGCATTAACGCCTGATGAAGCGGCACCTTCGGGTGGACGCAGAAACCGTCTTCGACGGTCGCGCGGAGTCTCCCTGGCCGGGGAATAACTGGAGACCTAGGGGCGACATGCCGCAGTAGCCCAATTGGTAGAGGCGACCGATTCAGGATCGGGAGGTTGGGGGTTCGAATCCCTCGTGCGGTACTTACCCCGACACCCGGACTTCCCGGGTCGCACGGCCCGTCGGGGGCAGAACACGCCGGCTTGTGGCCGGTCGTTGACGTTGGCCCGTGCTGACGTCGGACATGAGGCACAAGGGATGTGCGCCGCCCCTAAAGGGCGGAAGTGACCGGGTTCAAGTCCCGGCTTGTCAAAGCGGCTTCCCAGGGCACCGCTTCAACAACAACGCTGGCAGATGGGCGTAGCACAGTGGTAGTGCAGCGGTCTCCAAAGCCGCCCGCGGAGGTTCGATTCCTCCCGCCTGTGCTGTATTCGGGGCCGGAGGTCATCCCCGGATTGCGAGCGTCAGCGTGAAGCCGGATAGAAGAGCGCTGGCGCAGCTGGTCGTACCTCAGTTAGGCCAGAGCGACCGCTTTGGGAGCGGGCTGCCGCAGGTTCGAATCCTGCCGACCAGACTCTTTTGACGACGCCCCTGGAGGCACCATGGCACGCGGCACGATCACCGTTACCGACTCCGCCCGGGGAGGCACCTTGCTGCCGACCGCGACGACCGGCGACCCGGTGAACGGGCACACCATCGCCAACGATGGCACCGTACTGCTGCTCGTGGAGAACACCGGCAGCACCGTGGCGCGCACCGTGACGATCAAGATCTCGCGGAAGGTCGACGGCTTCGACGCCACCGCCAACCGCACGAAGGCCGTGCCGATCGGGCAGACGCACCTCTTCGGCCCGTACGACCCGAAGGACTACGGCAGTGCGCTGCTCGTGGACGTGGACAACGCGGAGCTGAAGATCCGCGCGATCCGTTCCGCCTGATCCACCAACTGACGTGCCCCGCCCGGTGATCCGGAGCGGGGCTGCTTGCGTTGTGCTGACGGAGGGACGCGGTGAACCACCCACGAGCTTCGACCATGCTGCTATCGGCAGAGATCGACCGCTGGCCCGGGGTCCGGGTTGCGTGCGGGAGAGTCAGCCATCCCGGCCGTCTTCGCGCCGCGGGATTCTACGTGGTGCTCTTCGGGCTTGCGCTGGTGGTTGAGACCTATCAGGGCGAGAACCGGTGAACGGCCGCATGCTGGGCCGTACGGGCCGTCTGCAGTACTGCTGCGCTGACTGCCACTGGGGCCGCCAACGGGGCGCACAGCGCCGTTTGGAGGCCGGGCAGTGGCAACGTGAATGGGCTGCTGACGAAGCGGTGGAGCGCGAAGAGCGCGAGACACGCCAATGGATCCGGTGGTGGTGCGCTCAGATCGGCTGGAGCCCGGACGAGATGCTGAGCACCTACGGCCTGTGAATGTCCAGGGCGACGGCCCGGAACGTGACCTCCACCCACTGCTGAAACCCCTGCCCACCGTGGCGCTGATGCTCCATACGGTAGCCCGCAGCTTCGATGCGCTGAATGGCCATTGCCATGTGCTTGCCGGTGATGTCACCCGGTACCCGACCGATGCGGCGGATGTAGATCGTCCTGCCTGCCTTGAACGCCTTCGCTGCTGCCAGGTCGACGGGCGGCAGAGGCTTCCTCTTTGTGAATGGCCACATGCCGCGGAGCGTACCGCAGAGCCCCGACGGGAGGCAGCCCAATGGCGTGGACGAACAGCGACCGCCGGAGCCGCCTTCCGGGCAACTGGCCGGTCACCCGGCGCCGGATCCTCCGCCGTGACGGACAGCGCTGCACGGCGCTCTTCTCCGACGGACGACGGTGCGAACAGCCGGCTACCGACGTGGACCACATCATCCCCGGCGACGACCACTCAGACGCCAACCTGCGCGCCCTGTGCGGGTGGTGCCACAAGACGAAGTCCGCCAGTGAAGGCGGCACGGCAGCCGCTTCCCGCGCTGTCCGGACTACGCGCCCGACGGCGCCTCACCCCGCGCTGGAGGACTGATGACGCTGACGACCATGGGCGCCGGCATCCCGATGTACGTGCACCCCGGAGTCGACTCCCGAAGCTGGGCCGCTCTGACGGCCGGTGAGCAGCCCGTGTCCTTCATCGTGCTGAATCAGGACGACGGGCCGGGGGCGACGGAGGACACCGTCCTTTACGACGCGGCACGGGCCGTCAAGGCGGCCGGCCAGACGAAGGTCTGCGGCTACATCGACAAGGACTTTGGCGCGCGGGACGACTTCTTCGTCTTCGCGGACGCTGACACGTGGGTGGCCCGCGGCATCGACTGCGCGTTCATCGACCGGGTTCCGTCCAGTGAGGCGACCGTCCAGGCCATCGGGACCACGGTCCTGGGGCTGAGGGACAAGGGTATGAAGTTCGTCGTCCTGAACTATGGCGTCTTGCCCCACCCGAAGCACATCGATCTGGGCGACGTCGCGGTTACCTTCGAAGGCGACATGGAGACGTACCGCGGACTCGTGCCGCCGGCGTGGACGAGGGACTTCGAGCCTGAGAAGTACGCTCACATGATCTACGAGGCCGATCAGGTAGGCGCCCGTGAGGCCGTCAGCCTGGCCCGTGGCATGGGCGTTCACAACGTTTTCGCGACGGACGCCACCTTCGTTTCTGGCAACCCCTGGAGCGGGCTCCCGCTGTACTGGAGTACAGAGGCCCGTGTCCTACAGAGCTTCCCCACACGGCCGGCTCCAGGTGGGTGGGTGTAGTGGCCAAGGGTGCGCACGTGGAGATCGTGGAGCCTGACCACGAGGGCGACGGTGTGGTGCCCACTGTGGTGCGGGTCAACGGCACTGACGTGGGCACATTGGCACGAGCACCGCGTGTGCGTGTGGGTGAGGGTGACGAGGCAACGACCGTGACCCTGGTGCTGGTGCCCAGCAGGCTGGACGTCAAGGGAGAGCCGAGAGGTGCCCGGGTGACGAAGCCCCGTCAACCCTTTGGCTTCCAATAGCACGCGATGCGATGGGCTGTCAACTGGCCTGCGATGGGCGTCCATTATCACACCGCATGAGGTGCTGTCAACTACTTAGGGCACCCTTGCTAAGGTAAGGCAATCCTTAGCTACCAGGGGGTAACCCCCTCCGGGCCGCCTTGAGCATCGTAAGAGTGCTGGGCCTGCCTGTCTGTACGGGTCTGGGGAAGTGCCGCAAGGCGTCCACAGGCGCCCCGGAGGCGGCCAAACTGCGACCGGCTGGAGTGCTGGAGACCCCCAATCGGCAGTCGGGCGCACAGGGCCTCGGGTGTCACGGTTGCCGGGGTGTCACATACATCTGTGCAGGTGAGAGGCTTGAAAGTGTGACCGCCGCACCGTACTATGGAGGCATGACCCGGACCTGTGAGCACTGCGCCGCACCGCTCGCCATCATGGCGCGGAGCCACACGCGCAGCTGCTCGCCCCGGTGCCGGAAGGCGCTCTCCCGTGCTGCCAAGCGCGCTGCGGAGACGCAGAACGAGGTGCTCCCCGCGGAGCTGACGACCACCGCCCGGTGGATCCGCCACAGCGCCACGAAGGTCCCGTTGACGGCCGCCGGCATGGCAGCGTCCAGCACGGACCCGCGCACCTGGAGCACCCACTCCGACGCTGCTGCCTCTACGGTCGGCGCCGGTCTCGGCTTCGTCCTCAGCGACGTTGACGACGTGGTCTGCATCGACCTGGACCACTGCATTCGCCCTGACGGCTCCCTGGAGTCGTGGGCAGCGCCCATCGTGGCGGACGCGGGCACCACCTACGTAGAGGTGTCCCCGTCCGGCTCCGGGCTGCACATCTGGGGCCGTGCTGACGTCCGACAGGGACGACGAATCCGGCGCCCGGACGGTACGGCCGTGGAGGTCTACGGAACGGGCCGCTACATCACCGTGACGAGCCGCCGGCATGGCGCTTGCTCGTCCACTCTCGCGGACCTCTCCGCGCTGATCACTCGACTGACGGCCTAGGCCTCCCGACAGGGGACGGCTCCGGCTGTCCCCACCCGGGAGGTACCCGCATGCGTCCGAAGGTCGGCGACGTCGTCCACTACTACTCGCACGGCAGTCCGGTGCTGTACGACGGCTCGCAGCGCTACCCGTCCAAGCCCCGTGCGGCGATGATCACCGACGTGCCGGCGTACCTCGTGGCGGAGCCGTACGACGGCTGCCCGAACGGCATGCGGGACCACGAGGACCGGCCCATGTGGCTCGTCAGCCTCGCGGTACTGAACCCGACGGGCGTGCACTTCGACCTGAACGTGCCGTACGCCGAGACGCCGGAGCCCGGCTGCTGGTCGTGGCCGGTGCAAATCGTGGAGGTGAGCTGATGGCCGCCGGTGACGACGATCTGATCTGGACGGCCGTGCCACGGTCTCCGGGCGGTGACGACTGATGGCCGGCCGCGGACCCGCTCCGAAGGATCCGAGCAAGCGCCGTCGGCGCAACGACGGGGCCCCGCTGACGCACCTGGACGAGGACGACGAGCTCCGCGGCTACGAGCTGCCGGGTGACGTGCTCCCCGGTGACGAGGAGTGGCACCCGCGGACGCTGGCATGGTGGCAGACGTGGCGAGAGAGCCCGCAGGCCGCGATGTTCATCGCTACTGACTGGGACTTCCTGCTCGACACCGCTCTCCTTCACCACACGATGTGGACGAAGGGCCGGTGGGAGTTCGCGTCGGAGGTACGCCTCCGGGCCGCGAAATACGGCGCCACGCCAGAGGATCGGGCGCGTCTGAAGATTCAGGTTGACAGCCCCGGGACCGTGAAGTCTGCCGCTCCCGTCAGCCCTGCCGGCGTCACCGACATCTCGTCCCGACGTGCCCGACTGACCGGATAGGAGACCTGTGCCGCGCGCCCTCGTGCGTGCGCCTGGTCACGATCGCAGCCGCTCTCTGGGGTGGCTGGCGGTCGCATGGATGGAGTATTTCGTAGTCCACGGCCCCGGGGACGTCCAGGGCGAGCCTGTGAGGCACGGAGACGAGTACACCGGGTTCGTAGTCGACTGCTACGCGGTTGACGAGGACGAGGGCCGTCTCCTCTACGACTCAGCGTTCTTCAGCCGGCCGAAGGGCTGTGACAAGTCCGGCCTAGGTGCCCGCATCGGGCTTTTCGAAGCCTTCGGGCCCGCCCGTTTCGACGGATGGGCGGAAGGCGGAGAGGTATTCCGGGACCCCTGGGGACTCGGATTCACCTACGAATACGAGCCGGGCGAGCCCATGGGCAAGCCGGTCAAAGTCCCGTACCTCCGGATCATGGCGACGGAGGAAGGCCAGACCGGAAACGTCTTTGACACGATCTACTTCAACCTGACTGACGAGGCGTCGCTACTCAGCCAGATTCCCGGCGTGGACGTCGGAATCACCCGGATCAACCTGCCTGACGGCGGGGAGATCATGCCTTCCACCGCGTCTTCCAGTTCGAAGGACGGCGGAAAAGAGACGTGGGTCTGCTTTGACGAGACTCACCTCTACAACACTCCGGAACTCCGCCGGATGTATTCGACCGTCACCCGAAACCTGCGGAAACGGAAGAAGGGCGCGCAGACGTGGTATCTCGAAACGACCACCATGTTTGCCCCCGGTCAAGACTCCGTTGCGGAAAAGACCTACGAGGAAGCGGAGGCAATCCGCGAAGGTCGGAAAAAGCGCGGTCGCTCGCGCCTCATGTATGACCACCGTTACGGCGAGTGCAAGGATCTCAAGAACGAGACTCTTCTCCGCGAAGCGTTGCTTGACGCCTATGGCGACGCGATGGAGTGGATCGACATTGACTCCCTCGTTGACGACTTCTACGACACCCGCAACGACTCCGCTGACGGCCGACGCTACTTCCTGAATTCCCGTACCGTCGCATCCGACGCATGGATGGACCCCGACGCTTGGGCACTTTGCCGCAAGGCGGAAGAGCTGGCACCGGAAGACCTGATCACGCTCGGATTCGACGGATCCATCCGTGACGACGCGACTTCCCTCGTGGCATGCCGCGTGTGGGATGGGCACCTTCAGACGCTCGGTGTCTGGGAGAAGCCCGAAGGCCCCGAAGGTGAGGGCTGGCAGGTTGACCGCGAAGCCGTGGACGCTGCTGTTGCTCAGGCCTTTGCGCGCTACGAGGTGGCCGGTTTCTACTGCGACCCGCCTCACTGGCAGGACTACGTCGACCGCTGGACGGCCGACTTCGGCACCGATCTCCGCGTACGCGCCACACAGGCCCGTCCGCTGGAGTGGTGGACGAATCGTCCGACGGCCATGGAGCAGGCGCTCAACCGCTTCCGTGAGGCCGTGGAGGACAAGGGGCTTACCCACGCTTCCGCGCTGAACACGGACGACACCGGAGCCTCTCCGGCATTTCGTCTCGGCGCCACTCTGACGCGCCACGTCCTGAATGCTCGCCGTCGGCCGATGGGCCGAAACGCGCTGGGCATCGGGAAAGAGCACGCGAAGTCTCCGAAGAAAATCGACGCCGCAATGGCTGCCGTTCTCGCGTACGAGGCACGTGCTGATGCCGTCGCGCTCGGAATCACGAAGCGAAAGAAGAAGACCGGCCGACTCGTTGCATTCTGAAAGGGGGCCGCATGGCCGTTGATACAAGCGTTCCGCAGTCCCCCGGATGGTGGCTCGCTCGCCTCGGGCACAAGATCCTGGCGGAGCGGGACGAGCTGGAGACGCTCTGGAAGTACGCGATCGGGAAGCCGAATCTCCCCGACGTGCCCGGAATCTCTCCCGGTGAAGTCCGCGATTGGATGAGCGTGGCCCGCGCGAATTGGGCCGGGCTCGTCATTGACGCTCCGGCGGAGCGCATGGGCGTCGAAGGTTTTCGATTCGGCAAGGGCGACGCAGAGAGCGCCAAGACGGCGGACGCGGACGCTAACCGGATCTGGCAGGAAAACCACCTGGACGCGGATTCCGATCTCGTCCACTACGGCGCTCTCAGCCAGCGTCGGGCGTTCGTCCTCGTGGAGAAGCACCCGGTCACCGGCCGGCCCGTCATCACCCACGAGACACCGCGTCAGATGGCCGTGGAGTACGAGCCGGGAAGCACCCGGAAGCTCCGGGCCGCTCTCAAGCTGTGGTACGACGACTGGACCGGCCAGACGAAGGCGACCCTGTGGCTGAAGGATCGCGTCTACTACTTCACGTCTCGGCGCGTCGACCCCGTCTTCCCGACGGTGCCCCGGTCCGCGCTTCGCCAGTGGGAAGCGACTGCGCTCCCGAACAGCCCGGACGGCAGTGCCGTGAACCCGGCGGGCGAGCCCCCGGTGATCGTCTTCACGAACCGACGCAACCGCCGGCCAGACGGCTTCGCGGAGCACGAGGACGTTACGACGATCCAGGACAGGATCAACCTCAGCCTGATCAACCTCGTTGCTGCGATGCGCTACGGCGCGTTCCGCCAGCGATACGCGGCAGGTCTGGAGGTGGACGAGGATCCGCTCACGGGGAAGAAGATCCAGCCCTATCAGCTGGACATCAAAACCCTGTGGACGACGGACAACCAGGACGTCAAGTTCGGTGAGTTCGCGGCGACGGACCTCGTCCCGTACGTCAAGGCCGTGGAGTCCGCGGTTCAGGATCTCGCGGCCATCAGCCGGACCCCGCCTCACTACTTGCTGGGTCAGGTCGTCAACGTCTCGGGAGACGCCCTGAAAGCCGCGGAGACCGGCCTCGTCAGCAAGGTGCGCGACCGGTGCCGCAACTTCGGGGAGTCCTGGGAGGCCGTCATGCGGATGGCTTTCAAGATCCTCGGGGACGAGGCACGGGCGACCGCCTACGACGCTGAGACCGTCTGGCGTGACCCGGAGTCCCGGAGCCTGGCAGAGCTGGCTGACGCTGGCGTGAAGCTCCAGGCGGCCGGCGTGCCCTGGCGGCAGCGTATGGAGCGACTGCAGTACACGCCGAAGGAGATTGAGCGCATGGAGGTGGATCGGGCACAGGATGCGCTTCTGGCACCGGCCCCGACGCAGCCGACTCCGCTTCCGACGCAGCAGCCCCAGCAGGATCAGCGGCCGGTGATTACCCGTGCCGCCGCGTGATCCGGGGGACCGCTACAACGCTCAGGTCTCCGCGACGTGGGCGAGCGTGCTCGGCAAGTTGGCCGGCCAGTGGCAGGGACTCGGATCCTGGCGGGACGGGGACGTAGCGCGTTTCCAGCGCAAAGCCCTCCCGCTCGTCCAGGCCGGACAGCGCACCATAGCGAGCCTGACGGCCAGCTACCTGGAGCAGCTGCACCGAGAGGTAGCGGGTGCCGCATCTCCCCGCGTCACGCTCGACATGGACGAGGTGACCGGGGCTGCCGTGCGAAACGGCGCGGAGCCCGTTGACGTCTACCGCCGGCCCTTCGGCGAGACCTGGAAGGCCCTCCACGACGGCGAGCCCCTGGACGTCGCGACGGATCGCGGTGCCAACCGGCTGGAGATCATTGCGAAAACGGATCTCCAGCTGGCCCGCACGCACACCGCTCGCGCCGTCATGGAGCAACAGCCGCAGGTCGAGTACTACATGCGCGAGCTGCGCGGCGAATTCGACTGCGCGCTGTGCCTGATCGCCAGCACGCAGAGGTACCACAAAAAGGACCTGATGCCGATCCACCCGGGCTGTGACTGTGCCCCGGTGACGATCAAAGCTGACTTCGACCCTGGTCAGGTGGTGGACGAGGCGAAGCTTGAAGCTATCCACAGGGCTGTGGAGGACGCGCTAGGTCAGTCCGACAGAGGCGGCCGCGCAGTCGACTATCGCAAGATCATCATCGCCAACAAGCACGGCGAGATCGGGCCCGTCCTGGGCTTCAAGGGCCAGAACTTCACCGGCCCGCAGGACATCCGCATTCCTTCCTGAGCCCGACACGGGAACCAATCACCCATCCCGACAGGGGAGTTACAGCCATGCCACGACGCACACTCAACCGCTCCGCGATCTCGTCCCTGATCGCGTCGCAGCCCTGGACGCTCTTCGATGTCGATCCGAGTGCGGGTGGTGGAGGTGGCGGTAACCCCGTCGGTGCGAACGGATTCCCGGAGGCGACTCCGCTGGAGTCCATGAGCGCCGAGCATCAGGCCGCGTACTGGAAGTACCACGCCCGTCGGCACGAGGCAGCCGTCAAGGCCAGCCCGGACGCTGCGGAGCTGGAGCGACTGCGCGCGGCTGACGCTGAGCTGGCCACCCGCAAGGCTGCGGATCTGTCGGAGACGGACCGGCTGAAGGCGGAGAAGGACGCCGCGGATGCCGCGACTGCTACCGCCCGCGCGGAGGCCGATGCCGCAAACCGTCGGGTCCTGCTGCTCGAAGTAGCCGCTGAGAAGCATCTCACTCCCGCACAGGCGGCCCGGCTTCAGGGCGCGACGCGTGACGAGCTGATCGCGGACGCGGACGCTCTCAAGGCGGACTTCGCCCCCGCTGGCGGCACCCCGCCGGCCCCGCTGAGCGGTGGCAACCGGGGCGGCAACGTCAAGCCGAGCGACTCCGTCCAGGCGGGCGAAGACCTGTGGGCCGCCCGCAACCCGAAGAACTGACCAACTCCCGTACCACGGAGGACAGATGGATCTCTCCCAGAAGACTGTGCCCTTCTCGCAGGACCGTCGGGACTGGCTCGGCAGCCAGCACGGCACTGACGCTCCGGTGTCGGTGACTCTCGACGTCTCGAAGTTCACCGCGAACACCCACTACCCGGACGGCTACCTGAAGAGCGGCATTCCGCTCGGCAAGGTGACCTCCGGCGGCAAGTACGGCCCGTACGACGACGCGGCCTCCGACGGCCGGCAGACCTGCACCGGCTTCCTCCTCACCAGCGTGGACGTTCTGTCGCCCCGCGGTGTCGCTTCGACGTCCGTCGTCGGCAGCGCACTCGTTCACTGCTTCATCCGTGAGGCGAAGCTCCCCGTCACCATCGACGCCGCCGGGAAGACCGATCTCGCCGGCCGCGTCATCTTCGTCTGAGAGGACGCCCTAGATGCAGCTCATCACCGAGTACGCGACTCCCGCCGTACTGACCGGCTACGCGCGCGCCGCGCTCCGCGACCGGCCCGTGAACGCCTTCGGCCTGGAGGCGTGGCTCCCCAACGACACCGTCAACGATCTGACCTACCAGTACACCAAGGGTGGAGGCGGCCTGATCGAAGCGGCCGTCTACCGGGCGTACGACGCTGAGTCGGACATCGGGAACCGTGAAGGCGGCGCGAAGGTCACCGGCGAACTGCCTCCGATCTCCCGCAAGATGCCGGTGGGCGAGTACGAGCGGATCAAGCGCCGGAACCTGGACACGCAGGGGGAGGAGATCAAGAACGCCATGCTCGCGGACTCCGTGAAGCTGGCCAACGCGATCTCCGCCCGTGTGGAACTGGCGCGAGGCTCTGCGCTGTTCGGCGGCGCCGTGACCCTGAACGAGAACGGCGTGCAGGCGAGCGTCGACTTCGGCCGGTCCGGCTCCCACAACGTCTCCGCGTCGGTCCTCTGGTCGGATCTGGCGGTGGCGAAGGTCTACGACGACCTTCAGACCTGGCTTGACGTCTACAACACCACGAACGGGTTCCTCCCCGAGTACACCATGGTGTCGCGGAAGATCTACAACTTCATGCGGCGCAACGCGCAGCTGTGCGCCATGTCGGTGCCGGGCGGCGCGACTGCTCCGACGGTCCTCACCCGTGACGGCCTGAACTCCGTGCTCGGGGACTTCGACATCCCGCCCGTCGTGATCTACGACGCTCAGGTGTCCGTGGCCGGCACTGCCACGCGAGTCACTCCCGAGGACAAGCTCTGCTTCCTGCCCGCGCAGGGTGGTGCGGCCGGCAAGACTCTGTGGGGTGTCCCCGTGGAGGCTGACGACCCGCGGTACGGCCTGGCCGGTTCGGAAGCCGGCATTGCGATCGGCGGCTACAAGAGCGAGGACCCGCAGACCGTGTGGACCCGCGCGACCGCGATCGTCCTGCCCGTCGTGGCGGCCCCGGACCTGACCTTCCAGGCGGACGTGATCGCCTGATGGCCCGGCTGAGCACGCACGTCCACCTCACCCGAGACGGCCGGACTCACGTGTTCGGCCCGGCTGACGACCTGCCCGCGTGGGCCGTCCCGCTGATCACCAACCCGAAGGCGTGGGACGTGCCGCCGGCCCTGGAGCCGGAGCCCGTTCCGGAGGCCCCGAAGGCGGTCAAGCGGGTGGCTCCACGAGCCCGGAAGGGGGCCGCGGATGGCCCTGTTCACGGCAGCTGAGCTAGCCCTCTATCTCCAGCGCCCGGTCACGGACGAGGCGTACGGCCTCGTCCACGAGCTGACGGAGGACGCGATCCGGGGTGAGGTGGGCAGCCGGCTGACGGACCCGCCTCAGTCCGGGGTCAAGTCGGTAGCCATCACAGCAGCCGGCAGGGCGTTGACGAACCCCGGCGGGCTCAGGTCCGCTACCGCCGGGGCCGTGGCGGAGACCTACCGAGACGGGCAGGACGGCGTGTCTCTGACGACTTCGGAGATCCGCCGTCTCCGTCGCGCGGTAGGCATGTCGTCTGGCGCCGGAATGCTGGACATCGGGCCGGCGGACGAGGCTCCGTGTACCGGTATGCGGAGGGTCTGGTGATCGGACCCTTCATGACGGAGACCGTCACCCGGATTCGCTCCGGAGCGCCCACCCGGGACGCCTACGGCAACGACGTCGAAGGCCCCGCGGAGGAAGTGACCATCAGCGGGTGCGCGGTCCTGCCGCCTTCCGGCCAGACGGCACCCACCGTGGAGCTGACGGCCGGGAGGGACCAGGTCGTGATTGCACGCGTCCTCTTCGCACCGGCCGGGACAGACCTCCGCCCGACAGACCGGATCCGGCACGCAGGCCGCGTCTACGAGGTGGACGGAGAGCCGTCCCCCTACCCGGGCCAACTCGCCCACATCGAAGCCAATCTGAAGGCGGTGAACGGCTGATGGCAGCTACCTACGTCGGCCGGTACAACGGCATCGGTCGCCTGCTCCAGAGCCCGGCGGTACAGCTGGCCACCGCTAAGGCGGCAGAGCGCATGAAGCCGATCGCGGAGAGCATCGCCCCCGTCGGTGACCCTGCGACCGACCCGCACCCCGGGCAGTACAAGGCCTCTTTCGTCGTCCAGCCGGCCACGGTGAACGTCCCCTTTCGCGGAAAGCCCAGACTTCGCGCCGCGTCCCGGCTCGTCAACACTGCCCGGCACGCCACGAAGGTGGAGTTCGGCAACGGACCTACTCAGCGCTACGCGGTGCTGCGGAGGACGATCGACGCCGCCAGGGTCAGCTCATGAGCCCCGACGTACTGAGGGTGCTGGCGCTCTGGCTGGCAGCGCGCTTCGACGTCCGGACGTGCACCGAGCTGCCCGCCAGCTTTGAGACGTCGCTCCCAATCGTCCAGCTGGCGTCCGTAGGCGGCTCTGGGGCCCGCTTCAGCGGCAGTCCACGCGTGGACATCGACGTCTATGCGGCTACGACGGACGAGGCCAGGACGCTGGCGCTCCAGATCACGGACGCGCTGAAGCTGCTCCGGGGCCCGTTGGAGCCCGGCGCGATCGTCACTGACGTGCGCGTGGACTCCCTGCCGTCCGGCCGGCCGTACGCCAATCCTGCCGTTCGACGTATCGGCTCCACCGTGACTGTGAGCCTCCACCCGGCAGCGCACTGACCAACTGACCTCAGCCCCGCATATCGACATGCGGGGCTTTCGCATGCCCTGGAGGGCAATCCGTGGATACCCGAAATGCCGATCTGACGTTCGGCGCAACTGACTACCTCGTGTACGTGGCGCCTCTGAACACTGCGTCGCCCAGCGCATTCGCGGACCCCTCCGCGGCGTGGCAGTGCATGGGGTGGGTGACCACGTCCGGCGGTACGTTCAAGATCGCGGACGAGAAGAAGGACATTCAGGCGGCCGGCTCTCTGGAGCCCATCCGAACCCTGATGACCCGGTCCACGAAGACGATGCAGGCGACCTTCCAGGAGGCAATCAACCCCCTGGTCCGGGCGCTCTACGACAATGTCCCGGTGGCCACCCTGGAGCCGACGGCTGGAGTCGTCTCCTACGAACTGCCGGACAAGCCCGACGATCTCCGCTACGCATTCATCTTCGACACGGTCGACGGTGACAAGCGCAACCGCTTCTACATGCCAAACGGCATGGTGACGGAGCGCGGGGACGAGCAGCCCCAGACCGAGGACGTGTGGGCCGTTCAGATGACCTTCACTTTCTACAAGGGCGCGGCCGGCAGCGCCGTCAAGCGCACCATCGGCTACGGCGCGGTCGACGTCACCGACTTCTTCTCCTGATCTCCAGCGGGGCCCGTATCTGCGCGGGTCCGGGCCCCGCTTAAACGCAATTCCGACCCGCGCAAATCGCTGACTTAGGAGACCCGCGCGCATGACTGACATTTCCCCCGCTGAGGCCCAGGAGAACGAGGCGACCAGCACCGGCTACGTGACCGCGGAGCTGGAAGGCGTGGATCTGCGGATCCTCCCCGCCGGCCAGTGGCGGCCCAGCTTCCTCCGGGCCCTGCGGGCTGGCGACTTCGACGCATGGGCGCTGCTCGCACTGCACCCGGAGGACGTGGAGACGTTCGTGGAGCTGGACGCCACCTTCGACGCCCTGAGCGATTTCACTACCCGCGCCATGAGCGCCACGGGTGAGGCCCCGGGAAAGTCGCGTTCGTCCTCTCGGTCCTCCAGGACCACGCGGAAGCGCTAGAGGCGGATCTCGCGTGGCGGGGGATTGACCTGCTCGACGTTTACCGGGGACGAATGTCCCTGCGACGGCTCCGAGTTCTGATCGAGCATCTCCCGCCGGAGAGCGCGACGAAGACGGCAATGCGCAATTCTGCGCCGCCGGAGCTGCTGGCGAAGGCAGCTGAGGAAGCCCGGCCAGATCTCGCCCCGTGGACGGGCGCTGAGCTGCTGCTCGCGTCGCTTCTGGACGCAGTCCGGGTGCTGACGGCCGTATCCATTGCAGCCGCCGGGGGTCACCCCGAGATGCCGGAGCCGACGTCACGACCCGGAATTCCCCCGAAGAAGAGCAGCACCGGCCGTCGCTTGACGCCCGAAGAGCGCCGCGCGATTGACCCGCGGCTGAGGACACAGCCGACGGAGGCGTAATGGCACTGGATATCGTCGGGCAGGCCGGCGTCGATATTGTCCCGGTCGTCCCGCAATTCCACGCGAAGGCCAAAGCCGTTCTGCTCCCGATTGCGGAGCGTCTCGGTGAGGAATTCGGGCGGAAGATGGGAGAGACGATCAGCGGGACCGTTGGGGACCACCTGACGATCTCCCTGCCGGCCGCTATCCAGCGTTCCGGACGACGGGCACAGGAGTCCGCCACCCGCGAGGGCGAGCAGACCGGAGGCGCCTTTGCACGGTCCGTCAAGGCGAAGCTGGAGGCAGCCTTCCGAGCGCTGCCGAAGCTTCGCGTCGACCTTGACGAAGGCAGCGTTGACGGAGACCTGGCGCGTCTGCGTGCCAAGCTTCAGCAGCTTTCCAGCAAGCGCATCGGGATCGACATTTCGGCGGAGGACGCAGCCGCCAAACTGGCGGACCTGGACAACCGCCTTAACCGTCTCAGCGTACGGACCGCCAGCCCGACCGTCCGGGTGGACATCGCAACTGCTCGTGCCGCCCTGGCGGATGTGCAGGCGGAGATCTCCGGTCTCAACGGTCGGCGGGCACAGGTCAAGGTCGACGTGGACACGGGCGCCTTCGCAGCGTCACTGCGGGCAAAACTGGAGGCTGCCTTCCGGGCGATGCCGAAGCTGGAGATTCAGCTCTCGTCCACGCGGGCGGACGCTGATCTCCAGTACCTCCGCGGTCAGATCGAGCAACTGTCTGGCAAGCGGATCGGCATTGACGTCTCGGTGGGCGAGGCGGCTGCGGAAGTGGCGAGCCTGGACGCTCAGCTCCGCCGCATCGGCGCTGAGCATCCGAACCCGGCTGTCCGCGTGGACACCGCCACCGCTCGCGCGGCGCTTGCAGAGGTGCAGGCGGAGATTAGCGCGATCGACGCGCAGGACCCGCGGGTCAAGATTCACATCGATACCTCGGGAGCGTCGTCCGCGATCCTGACGCTCGCCATCCAGATCGCGTCTCTCGCAACGATCGCAGCGCTTCCGGTCGTCGCAGCAGGCTTCGGCGCAATCCTGGCTGCAACCGTGGCCGCAACGGCCGGCGTGGGCGCCTTTGCGCTTGCTGCCGTCCCCGCCGTCATGGGCGTGGCGAAGGTGCTCCAGGCGCAGACGGCCGCGCGGGAGGAAGCAACGTCCGCCACGGCTGCTGGCGCCAGCGCGGACACCACGGCTGCACAACGTGCGCTCTCCCTTGCCGGGGCGCAGCAGTCGCTGACGTCGGCGAAGCGTTCCGCGGCTCAGCAGATTGACAGCGCCAACAGGTCCGTTGCGCAGTCTGAGCGATCCCTCGCGGACGCGCAGGAAGCCGAGAAGGCGGCGCAGACCGACCTGACGGACGCGCGAAAGACCGCAGCTCAGCAGCTGGAGGACTACAAGAACAAGCTTGCTGACGGCGCACTCTCGGAACGGGAGGCGACGCTCCGGGTTGCGGAGGCTCAGCAGGCGCTTCAGGACGTCCAGAAGCAGGGCGCAGCTGCGACGCAGCTTCAGCGGGACCGTGCGCAGCTGGACTACGACCGGGCTGTGCAGGGTGCTGCGGAGGCGCAGCAGGCGCAAAGGTCGCTGGAGGCGGAGGCTAAGGCCGCCACCGTGGAGACCAGCGCCGTGGTCGTCTCCGCTAAGGACAAGGTGGCGAAGGCGGAGCGCGCCACGGCTGACCAGACGCGCGCTCTTGCGGAGGCGCAGAAGGCTGCGGCAGCTGCGCAAGTGACTGCCGCGGAGTCCGTCGCGTCCGCCCAGCGCGGTGTGCAGCAGGCCATGTTGACTTCGTCCAAGAGCGTCGGTAGCGCCACGAGCGCTGCGGACAAGTACGAGGACGCGCTCGCCAAGCTGAGCCCCTCTGCGCGGAAGCTCTTCGACGCCATTGCGGGGCCAGGCGGGCTGAAGGACGCCTTCAAGTCGTGGTCCGACACCATGGCGCCGAACGTCCTGCCTCTGATCGTCCGTGCTGTCGACGGCGCGAAGGCGTCGCTCCCGGGGCTGACTCCCCTCGTGGAGGGCGCGGCCCGCGCGATCGGCACCCTGATGGACAAGTTCTCTGCGGAGATGAAGACGCCGTTCTGGCGGGGCTTCAAATCCGACATTGAGACCAACGTCGAACCGGCCCTAGAGAGCATGGGCGCCGCTTTCGGCAACGTCTTCAAGGGCATGGCCGGCATTGTCGACGCCTTCCTGCCGCACATGGACGGCATTTCAGAGCGCCTGCACCGGATTACCGGACGATTCGCTGACTGGGGAGCCGGGCTAAAGGGATCCCCGGAATTCGAAAAGTTCCTGGCGTACGCCGCTAGTGTCGGTCCCCACCTGGCGGAAGCGCTGGGGAAGATCGCGGACGCTATTCTCTCGATCGCTCAGGCGGTCTCCCCGTTCACCGGGGCTGTCCTTGACGGGATCGGGTGGTTCGCGGATAAGGTCGCGACGCTCGCAGAGAATTACCCGGGCCTTATCCAGGCAGTTTGGATCGGGGTTGCGGCTTTCCAGGCAGCAAAGCTGATTGCACTCGGTGCGGCGGCAGGGCTTGGTCTGTACAACGTCGCGGTGGCATTTGCAACGGCCGAGACGCTTTCTTGGGACGCGGCACTTCAGGCAACTGGCATCGTCCCTCTGATTGAGCTGATCGTTCTCGCAATTGCGGCCCTCGTGGCCGGCGTGATCTACGCGTACAACCACTGGACGTGGTTCCGCGTCGCTGTGACGGCGACCTGGGAGGCTATCAAGGTCGCCGCTCTGTTCGTCTGGAATTACGTTCTGAAGCCCGCCTTTGACGGCATCTGGACTGCGATTCAGTACGTCGGAAAGGCAGCCGTCTGGCTCTGGGAAAACGCGCTTGGCCCGGCCTTCCGGTTTATCTGGGAGGCTGCGAAGATCCTCTTCGCCATTCTGGTTGTGGTCGTGATCGCGCCAATCGTGATCGCTTTCAACCTGCTCGCGGACGCTGGACTCTGGCTTTGGAAGAATGCGCTGAAGCCAGCGTTCGAAGGGATCGCTGACGTCGCCCAGTGGCTGTGGAAGTGGGTTATCCAGCCGACGATCACGGCTATCGTCTTTGCCTTCAACGCCCTGGCTGACGTCGGTATTTGGCTCTGGAAGACGATCCTCCAGCCCGTATTCGAAGGAATCGGCGCGGCTGCCGGGTGGCTTTGGAAGAATGCGATCAAGCCCGCGTTCGACGGAATTTCAGACGCGGCCGGGTGGCTCTGGGAGCACGCTCTCAAGCCAGCGTTCGCCAAGATTTCCGAGGCGCTCGCCCCGCTGGGACAGGCATTCGGCGCGGCCCGTGACCTGATCGCGAAGGCCTGGAATGAACTGATCGACATCACGAAGAAGCCCGTTAACTTCCTGATCGAAGCCGTGTACACCAACGGTATCAAATCGGTCTGGGATAAGGTCGCCGATTTCGTGAAGCTGCCGCACCTGCCTGACGCTCCGAAGCTGCTCGCGGCCGGTGGAACCGTCGGAAACGGATTCGGCCCGGCCGTCCCCATGGTGACTAACCGCCCCACGGCTATCGTCGGTGAGGGCAACCCGAATTACCCCGAGTACGTCATCCCGACGGACCCGAAGTTCCGTTCCCGCTCCCTCGCACTCCTCCAGGCCGCCGGCTCTCAGCTGATGGCCGACGGCGGAGTTATCGGGGATATCTGGGGCGGCATCAAGGGAGCCGCAGGGAAGGCTTGGGATTTCGCGTCTGACGGCGTGGATCTGCTGGCGAATCCGTCGAAGATCTGGGACAAGCTGACGGAGCCGATCAAGGCGCTCTTCGCCAAGATCGGTGATTCGCAGATGGCCCAGACGATCGCCGGAATTCCGACGAAGGCGCTGTCCGGTCTCAGTGACAAGCTCGTGGACTTCATCGGGCTGAACGGGGGAAGCGGATCCGGTGGAAATGGAGGTGCCGGCGTACAGCGCTGGGCACCGACGGTCCTTCAGGCTCTCGGAGTTCTGGGGCAGCCGGCCAGCTGGCTGGACACCGTACTCCGTCGCATGAATCAGGAGTCCGGCGGTAGCCCGGACATCGTGAACATGTGGGATTCCAACTGGCAGGCGGGAACTCCGTCCGTCGGTCTGATGCAGGTTATCGGCCCCACTTTCAAGGCGTACGCGGAAGGCTTCAAGTCGACGGGCCCATTCAAGTTCGGGACGTCGGTGGATCCTCTCGCAAACGTCTTCGCGGGTCTGAACTACGCAATCCACCGGTACGGCTCTCTGTCGGCACTGAACCGTCCGGGTGGTTATGACGAAGGCGGTTACCTGCCGACCGGGACGAGCCTCGTCTACAACCACACCGGTCGGCCGGAGCCGGTCTTCACCACCGGCCAGTGGGACGCGATCCGCTCGAACGGTCTCGGGGGCGGGGGTGACGTCCATCTGGACGCGCACGTGTACCTCGGGGACCGCGAGATCACGGACATTGTCCGCGTCGAAGTCAACCGCTCCAACTCCTTTACGGCGCAGGCTCTTACCGCAGGAAGGCGGGGCTGATGGCAGTCAGTACGAACCTACTCTCCGCCAACGTCTCGGACATCGAGGCGGACGCCTCCGGGTGGACGGCGGGGACGAGTACGACCCTCGCGCAGTCCACCACGAAGGCGTACACCGGAACGAAGTCGCTCGCCATGACGCGGACGACTTCGGCCGGTGCAGCCTCCGCCACGACTACCGCCCGCGTCGCTGTTACGGCCGGCACCGTCTACACCGCGTATGCCTACCTGGCGCTCGTGGTGGCGGCTGCCGGCCGTACGGCCACGGTCCGCATCGACTGGTGGGCAGCCTCGACCGGCGGGACGGCGATCAGCTCTTCGACGTCGCCCACGGCCACGCTGGCCAGCTCCACGGCATTCCAGCCGGCCGCGTCGCCCATCGTGATCGGGACGGCCCCCGCGGGGGCGTTCTTCGCGAGCCTGACGATCACCGTCTCGGGTATGTCGACGTCGGAAGTCGTCTGTGCGGACGCCATTGCGCTCGGTCCGCCGGCACTGCTAACGGGCAACTTGCTGCCGTACGCGGCTCAGTCCGTGGAGCAGGACGCAACGAGCTGGGGCGCGTGGTTCGGGGTCACCCTGACCCGCTCCAGCACGTCCACGGTGGAAGGCTGGTGGAGCCTCCAGGCGACCAGCACCGTGACCGGCAACATGGACGTGGGCGGCCCGACAGTCACCATCACGGCCGGCACCATGTACCTCGGGTACATGTGGGTACGGCCCACGGTCACCGGGAGCGTGACTGCGGAACTGCGCTGGCAGGACGCCTCTTCCGTCGCTATCGGCACACCTGTGACGCTCTCATGGCCGGGCGTGTCGGGCGGAGCCTGGACGAGGGTGGCGGTCGTCGGAACGGCGCCTGTCGGGGCCGCGAAGGCGATCCTCGTCATGCACCCGCAGTCGACGGCCTCCGGGCAAACGTGGCTGCTGGACCAAGCATTCATTGGGGCGGTCACCAACGAGGCCGGGAACCTCTTGGATTACGCCCGGTACTCCGCGGAACTGCAGTCGACCGGATGGACCGCCACAGGCGGCACACTGGCGCAGTCCCTCGCGCAGAGCACGGAGCAGCTGGCGAGCTTCGCCCTGACGTGCACCGGGACCGTGGACGCTGTGGTCTCGCTCGCCACCCCGGTGGCCGTGACGGCCGGGCAGGCCTACACCGTGCGACCCTATGTCCGGCCCCCGGCGGGAGGCGGGAGTTACGTCGTCCGCATGGCGTGGCTGAACGCTGGCGGCTCCACGATCCGGCAGACGTCGGCCACGTGGACGGCTACGGCCGGTACCTGGACGTCGTCAGCCACGGTCGACCTGGCGCCGGTCGGTGCCGTGTCCCTTCGCCCGTCCATCGTGCGGAGCGGGTCGACGGCCGGGGACGTCTGGTACCTGGACAAGATCCTCATCACGGCCGGCGGGCTGGCAGCCGTCGCGACTCCGATCACTGCCGCGTACGGCGCGAGCATCTCGATTCAGGGGCTCACGACCGGCGGGCGGACGAGGTGGGGACTGTGGCGTGTCGCCCCGGACGGTGCTCAGACTCCGGTCCGCGGCTACCTCGGTGACCTGACGGCAGAGACAGTCACGGGTGACGTGACGATCGTGGAGGACTACGAGGCGCCGCTAGGCGTCCCCGTGGCCTACTACGTGAAGGGCTGGACAGCCCCCGCGGGAACTGACTGGGTTGCTTTCACGACGGACCAAATCACGCTCGCGGGGCCGAATGAGCTGTCCGTGGTGCTGAAGGATCCGTCCATCCCGTCGCGCAATCTCGCGCTGACGGTGACGACCCCGCCGAGCTGGAAGCGGTCCGCCCGTCAAGGCGTCCACTCGATCCGCGGCCGGGCCCGTCCCGTCATCCTGACGGACGTCCGGGCAGCCCGTACCGGCACCCTCGTCCTCAGCACGCAGACGGAGGCGGAGCGGAATGCCGTCTGGTGGCTCTTGGAGTCCGGGCACACGCTGCTTGCCCAGTGGCCGCCCGGATGGTCAGAGCCGGACGCCTACTTCCAGGTGGGCGACGCGGACGAGGGCCGGCCAAGCGAGTACGCCCCGCAGACGGACCGGGAGTGGACGCTCGCGCTCACCGAAGTTGACCGCCCGATCGGCGGGCTCGTGGGCTCTGCCGGTCGCACCTGGCAGACCGTCAAGGACGCGTACGCCACCTGGGCGGACGTCCTCTCGCACTACTCGACATGGCTTGGCGTACTCACCGGAGTGGAGGGCACCTGATGTACAGCGTCAGCGCTGCCTTCCTGGCGGCTCTCTCCACCCCGCATCAGGTCGTGACGAAGGTCGACGCCTATTTCGGTGGCGTGCTCACGGTGGCGGATCTCCCTATCGACGGGGGGTCCGTCTCCGTGGACCGCGGGTCGAAGGTCCGCCGATCCCTCACGGTCACGCTCGCGGATCCGGCCTACCTGCCGTGGGACGCGACGGACCCACTGGCCGTCTACGGGCAGCAGCTCGCCGTGTCGAGGGGGATCAAATTCCCTGACGGCACGGTGGAGTTGGTCCCCCTCGGGCTCTTCCGCGTGGACGAGCCGCAGGGCGACGTCGACATGGGACCGGTTACGGTCACGGGCAAGACGAGCGAAGCGATCATCCAAGACGATCGTTTCGTCGTCCCGGTCTCCACGGCCGGCTACGTCTCGACCGTCGCAGCGATCACTGACCTGCTTCACCAGACGATCCCGGGCGCTGTGATCGTCAACGCAACGGCCGGCACGCGGGATCCCGCGGTAGCCGTGGTGGTCTGGGACGCACAGGCCGACCGGTGGGACGCGGTACAGCAGCTGGCAGCCAGCATGCACGCAGAGATCTACGTGGACGTGCTGGACCGCTTCGTCATCGCCGACGTCCCCGACCTCTCAACTGCCGTGCCCGTGTGGGACATTGCGGACGGACCGACGGGGAACCTGATCTCCGCCTCCCGCGCCATGTCCCGGGCCGGCGTCTACAACGGCGTGATCGTGTCGGGGGAGAACACGGCCTCCGGTTCGGCACCGGTGAGCGGGTCCGCCTACGACACGGATCCCACGAGCCCTACCCGCTGGGGCGGACCGTACGGCCACGTCCCGCGCTTCTACTCCTCCGGGCTGCTGACGTCGGGAACGGCCTGCAGCGACCTGGCTACGAGCATGCTCCGGGACTCGATCGCGCCGAACGTGACGACGTCGATTAACAGCCTTCCGAACTCGGCTTTGGAGGCGGGGGACTGCCTCCGACTCCGCTACGCGGGCGGACGAAAGGATCTCGTCCTGGCGCAGGCTTTCAGTGTCCCGCTTGACGTCGAAAGTGACTTCCCGATCACCCTGCGCGGGAGTAAAGAGGACACCTCGTGAGTGAACTCGCCGACGCTATCGCTGTCGCCATGGAACGCGCCATCCGGGAACACGGGGTCGATTGGATGCTGGCCACCGTGACGGCCGTTGGAACGGGCGTCGTCAGCGTCTCGACTGCGCTAGGTCCGGTGGCGAATGTGCGGCGCCTGAAGTCCTATTCCTCGCCCACCGTCGGAGAGACGGTGATGGTCTCCCGCAATTCCGCCGGGAACTGGATCGTAACCGGCGCTCTCGCCTGACCTGACGAACTGATATTCCCGCCTAACGAGCGGGCGGAGGACGCATGCCCGGAATCGATTCATTTCAGCAGAGCTGGCCGTACCCGAGGCTCTCGGACGCGCCGAACATCGAAGCGCAGTTGTCCGCACTCGTCAACGCGGCAGCCGCACAGACGAACCTGATCTACGCCTCCGCGACGGCCCGAAATGCCGCCATTCCCACCCCCGTGGCCGGCATGGAAACGTGGCTGATCGCGGAGGCACGGAAAGAGGTTTACAGCGGGTCCGCGTGGCAGGTCTATTCACCGTCCGGCACGTGGGCCGACTTCGTGCCCGTCTGGACGGCGAACGGCGGTACCAACCCGACGCTGAATTCCGGCACCCTGAAAAGCCGGTGGACGAAGGTTGGCCGCACAGTGACGTGGGTCGGGCACCTGACCTGCGCAGCTGACACCAACGGCGGCACGGGCATCTGGAACATGACGATCCCCGTCCCGGCCGCCACAACCGGCATGGTCACGCAGGGCCGGGCTTCGTACCTCCAGCAGGGCGTGACAGAGCACATGGGCATGGCAGTGCTTCCGTCCGGCGGGTCGGCCATCGCCTTCGTGACGACGCAGCTCAGCTCCGCGTATTCCGTCAACGTCTCCAACACCCTGCCGACGAACACGGCCGTGAACAACCAATTGAAGTGGACGCTGACCTACGAGTCCGCGTCCTGACGGATCCGACTTTCGCAGCCCCTGGCCATTCGGCGGAGGGGCTTTCTTTATGACCTGGGGAGGGTCCATGCCTGACATTTGGATGCCCGGTGCCGCAATACACGACATCGGAGATCACGCACCGACCGACGGGGGGCCGGCTAAGGCCATCGCCCACATCACGTGGGACAAGAACGCGACGGCCGCGAATCCGGCAGACTGGGTGAGTTTCGAGAGCCTCGTCAGCTACTTCACCGGTAGCGGCGCCGGTGCGGCCCCACACATCATCTGGGACCCTTTCACGGGCCGTATCGCGCAGCTCGTGCCGGCCAACTCCCGTAGCAAGAGCGTCGTTGACGTGGCCGGCGGGACGAGGACGAACAGGGCCGGATCCGTCGTGATCCAGGTGGAGGCCGTTTTCTTCCCCTACTGCCGACGGAACGGCGTCGTCTACCCGCGGCTCGTGGACACCCCGTGCGCCGGATGGGCGGAACTCAACGCCTGGATCCGGTCGTGGGGCGTGCCGGACGAGTGGCCCATGGGCCGCCCGGTGGACTTCACGAGCCGCCGCAACGAGGCTACGTGGGAGACGCGGGCAGGCTGGTACGGGCACAGTCAGGTGCCGGAGAACGATCACCAGGACCCCGGCAGCTGGCCCAGCTTCGGAGGCGGCTCCGCTCCGGCTCCGACTCCCGCACCCGCGACGAAGACCGTCACCGTCAAGGCGGGTCAGACCCTCGGGGCTATCGCGGTGGCGGCCGGCGTCGCGCTGAGCGTCATCCTGGGTCTGAACCCGGAGGTGGCGAAGCACCCTGACGTCATCCCGCCAGGCGACACCATCACCGTGCCGGCCGTCCCGGGGACGACTCCGGCTCCCGCTCCGACGACTCCAGCGCCGTCCACCCCGACTCCAGCTCCGGCCCCGTCGGGCACCGGCTTCCCGGGTGCCAGCAGCTTCGGCCCCGGCGCGAGCAACGCCTCCGTGACGAAGCTGGGGCAGCTGCTCGTCAGCCGTGGAGCGGGCCGCTTCTACGCCGTGGGTCCCGGCCCCATCTGGGGCGACGCGGACCGACGGGCCACGGCCGCATTCCAGGCCGCACAGGGCTGGACTGGGGCGGACGCGGACGGGATCCCCGGCGCGGAGACCTGGCGGCTGCTCGTCACCGGGCAGGGCAAGAGCATCCCCGCGGCCTCTACGTCAGCTCCAGCAGCGACCCCGTTCCCCGGGAACGTCTACTTCCACGCTGGCGCGAGCAACAAGTACGTCACGCAGCTGGGACAGGCCCTCGTGCGCAAGGGTTTCGGGACCTACTACAAGCAGGGCCCCGGCCCGACCTGGACCGAAGCCGACCGCCGGGCCGTCGCAGCCTTCCAGCGCTCGAAGGGCTGGACGGGTGACGCGGCTGACGGCTACCCGGGCCTGCTGACCTGGAAGCTGGCGGTCGGATGAGCCCTGAAGTTGTGATCGCCGTCATCAGCACCGCTGGGGTTGTGGCTGCCGCTGCAATCCCGGCCCTGCTGGGCCTACTCCGCAGGGCGCAAGGCGCCGTGGAGGCGGAAGGCACCACCACACGCGAATCCGTCGTGGCCCTGGGCGCCGCTCTGGCGGCCCGTATCGACGGGGTCAAGGACGAGCTCCGGTCGGACGTCGCAGAGCTGCGGGAAGACGTCGTGGACGTCCGCGCTTGGCAGGCCGGGCACGACGCGGAGCACATGCTCATGCGCCGAAGGCCGGAGCAGTGAAACCCGAACAAATCCCGGTCCGCCACCAATAACTAGGTCAGTCTAGTTGGGGAGAGCGGATGAACATTGGGGTCATCGGACGGGCGCGTTCGGGTAAGGACACCGCTGGCGCGTGGCTCGTGGACAAGCGTGGGTATGAGCGCGTCGCCTTCGCAGATCCTCTCCGGGAGGTGGCGCTCGCGTTGGACCCGATCATCTCCGTCAGCGTGCTCGGATGGGATCACGGGTCGTACGACACCTACCGTCTGTCGGAGCACGTCATCCCAGATGGCTGGGAGAAGGCGAAGACCGAAGAGCCGGAGATCCGGCGGACCCTCCAGCACCTGGGCGCTTCCATCCGTGCCGTCGACCCGGACTTCTGGCTCCGGGCCGCGCTGGCGAAGGCGGACGAGGTCAACCACCGAAGCGCCCGCCCCGTGGTGATCACTGACGTCCGATACCCCAACGAGGCCGACGAACTCCGTCGGCGGGGCTGGCATCTGCTCTACGTGGACCGCCCGGGAATCCCGCACCTGGACCACGAGTCGGAGGGCGCACTGACGGCGGAGGACGGCGATTACACGATCGTCAACGCCAGCAGCCTTTCCGACTACCTCCGCGCCGTGGAGCTGTTCCACCGGCGCGTGCACGACGCAGAGGCGGCCCGCCACTACGGCCGGTCGCACACCTAAAGGAGACCGTGTGCTGAAGATCTTCATATGGCTGAAGCTGACCGCTGAGCGGGTCGCGCTGAGTGCCGCGGACTACCTCCGACGGCTGCTCGTCACAGAGCCCGTCCGCGTACGGGCCGCAGTGCTTGCGGGCGTGGGCGCGCTGGCCGTCTTCGTGCCGGCACTGGCCAACGCGAGCGTGGCAGGCCAGGTGACCGGCGTCGTCCTCTTCATCCTGCCACTCGTGCTGGGCGAAGGCGCACGCTCGAAGGTCAGTCCCGTAGCGGGCTGACACGCATGACAAAGGACCCTCGTTCTCCAATTTGGAGGACGGGGGTCCTTTTTGTTTATGGCGGCTTTAAGCCAGGCATAAGGTTGCCGTTGTTCCGTCCGGTTCAAGTGATGTACCGTCCTTAGCATGACACCGCCTCCACCTGCCCGCCGTAGCTCGCTGTCGGAGCTGCTATCCCGATTGTGGGACGAAGACTTCAGAGCCTTTCACCCGAAACTACCGACCGCGCAGGTAGCTGTAAGTAGCGAGCCGCCTTCCCCGAATCACGGTCCTGAGCGGTGGACGACTGGAGAGCCGCTACAGATTGTCGTCAGCCGCTCAGTCCTGGAGGCGGGGCCGGAGGCCACACTCGTCCACATGGTCCACGAGGCCGCCCATGCGCTGAACTGGCAGCAGGACGTGATCGACGTCAGCCGACGTGGGCAGTACCACAACCGACGGTTTGCAGAGATGGCTACGGTCGTCGGCCTGGACTGGCCGGCGGACACCCCGCCGAGTGCGTCCCACGGCTTCCGTGACGTCGTCCTCTCCCAACGTGCACGCGACTACGCCGGTACGGCCGCTCTGCTGGCGGAGTTGGACGAGGCAATCACCGAGGCACTTCCCGCGCTTGCGCCGGTCTACCGAAGCACGAGGACGGACACGCGTCAGCTCGCGGAGTGTGAGTGCGGACGTAAGATCCGCGTCGGAGCGGCAGTTCTGGATCTTGGCCCTATCATCTGTAGCATCTGCCAGCAGCCGTTCACCCCGCGCTAGCGGCAGACTTCTGGCAAGCCACCCCGGGACGGCCCACTTAGCCTCCCCTTGCTAGGCTGCCCGCCCACCTACACCGGAGGCCCCCGTGACGGCGGACAATCTCCCCACGCGCCGTGAGCGTGCTGCCCTTGACGGCGCCTTCACCTCGGACGCGCTCTCGACCATGGATGTTGAGCAGCTCACAGACGCAGGCGCCAAGATCGTCAGGGCGTACGCGGAGGTGGAACACGTCGCTGTCGGCCTGATGCGGCAGTTGGCGGAGGTGATTTGGGCACTCCGCCTGCAGTTTGATGACCCGCGGGGCCAGTCACAGGCCTACCGGGACGCTGCCAGTGAGGTGTACAGGCGTGCCGGCGTGGCTCCGGATTCCGAAGAGCGAGCGATGACGAATGTGCGCTGGCATATTGGGAATCTCCAGCGCGAGCGGCTCGACGCGCAGCAGCTCAAAGCTCTTGGCCTGAAGCCCGACGGCCCGCGGGTCCGGAAGCGCGAGAGTCAGGAAGCTATCCGCGTCGTTGCTGCCACGCACCGTGCACTGAAGTCCCTACCCAAGGCGGGATCCGCGCCCACGTCGAGGTCCGTCGGCGACACCCTCCGCCTAGCCGCCTCCGTTACGCAGATCCTCACCCGCGCACAGCCCGAAGTGATCACTGACGAGATGACACCGGAGCAGCGCGAGGTTTTGGACGCACACTACGCAGCTGCGATGGAGCAGCTGAAGTCCCTGCGTTCCTTGATCAAGAAAGCTAACAAGCGGTAGCGGTACGTCACAGACAGTCCCCGTCGTCCTCCCGGCGGGGCTTTGGCGTGTCCGGAGTGGCCAAAAGGTCCAACTAACCTCTCTTTTCTAAACCCCCTAACGGGAGTAAGAGTAAAAGGGAAATGGACGAAATTTTGACCCTTTTGACCTCCGGGGAGGAAGACGCCCCAGATTGACGTGTCCCAACCCAAACAAGCGCCGGATCGCCACCAATAACTAGGTCAGACAGCAACGACCTACGAGAGGGCGACGGCATGGCAGTAGGAACGATCAAGCGGGGCGGAACCCGCTTCTACATCGACCCGGAGGACGTGGACCGGAAGCTTCCGGGCGTGACGTCCATCCTCTCCGGGCTCCCGAAGGACTTCCTGAAGTACTGGGCGTCCAAGCTGGTCGCACAGACGGCCGTGGACCGGTGGGAGTACATCCAAGGGTTGATCCAGGACGACCCTGACGGCGTCGTGGACTATCTCAAGCGCGCCCCTGACCGTTTCACCCGGCAGGCAGCGGGCGTCGGCACTGAGGCACACGACCTGTTCGAACGGCTCGCCCGTGGAGAGCGCGTCGGACGCGTCAGCCCGGACATGGTCCAGTACGCGCGGCACTTCGCGGCCTTCCTGGACGAGCAGCAGCCCGAGTTTCTCCACCTGGAGGAGACCGTCTGGTCGGACACCTACGGCTACGCCGGCAGCTTCGACGCCATCGCCCGTATCGACGGCGAGACCGTCATCGTGGACTGGAAGACGACGCGCTCCGGCGTGCACGAGGACGTCGCGCTCCAGCTCAAGGCCTACGCCATGGCGGACCGCATCATCCTGTCGGCTGACGGCTCGTCCGTCCCGGTGCCGGCCATCGACGCGGCAGCCGTGCTCCACGTCCGGCCGGAGGGCGCGAAGCTCGTCCCGGTGGACTGCTCGGACGACCTGTTCGCGTTCTTCGTCGCGCTGATCAAGATCTTTGACTGGGAGACCGGCCGGAAGAAGCGCGTGATCGGCAAGCCCGTGTGGACCACGGGCGGGCTGGAGACCGGGACGCAGAGGCGGGCCGCGTGAGTCTTCGCTTCGACGCAGAGATGGAGCGTCTCCGTCAGGTGGAGGCGGACACCCGACGGCTGCAGGCAGACCTGACCGAAGCTCGCGCTCGCGCGGAACGCCAGGAAGCCCGCGCGGACAGGGAGGCGGCACGCGCTAACGCCATCCTGGCCGAACTGAAGGCCCACACGTCTTCGACGGGACGCCGGGTCACGTACGCGTGGCCGACGGGGCCCGTCTCGGTGGATGAGTTCCACGCCGCGCTCTATGCGGAGAACGAGAGCGGAGGCGAAGCCCGGGGCGTGGTCGCAGACGTGGCCCGTGTGCTCGGCGTGGACATCGACGCCGGCCCCGGCCACCGCTGGGACCTGGACCACATGAGCCGCGTCGTGGAGGCGGCACGAGCGCTGACGGACGCCGGCCCGCTGAAGGCGACGATCGTCCGTCAGGCACTGCGCATCACCGAACTGGAGAAGGAGAGCAGCAAGTGAGCGACAAGAGCGGTTCGGAGATCCTCGGCGAGAACCTGGGCAACCTGGCCAGCTTCTTCATCCGAAGCTGGCTGGTGATGCTGTTCGTCGGCATTCTCCACGGCGAGTACGGCCAGGTGCCGGCCGTCGGCTACGGGACGGCGCTCATCCTCGTGGCGCTGGCCGGATGGGCGACGTATCAGCCCGAGCAGCGCTAGACACTCACGCAGTACCTCAGCCCCCGGTTGCTTCGGCGCCGGGGGCTTTCGGCGTAGGAGAGAGGAGACGCAGATGCAGACAGCGCGAGAGCTGGCCCGGGAGCGGGTGCAGATCTACCGACTCAACCAGATCATGCGGCCGTTCTTCATGTCGTGGGACCGGCTTCCCGAGGAAGAGCAGGCAGCAGAGCAGAGATGGTTCTGGTGGCACCGCAATGCCGCCCGGGCGCTCCGGGACTTCGACCGTCGACAGAAGAGGGGCCGTCGATGAGGAAGCGCGCAGCACTGACGGGTGCACTGGCCCTAGGTGCCTATGCGGGATCCATCTACGCTGCCAACGTGGTGACGGCGCGCTACGGCATGCTGTCTATTGGGCTCGGCATGCATGCTACGGCCGGCACTCTGTTTGCTGGAGCAGCTCTGATGCTCCGGAACATTCTACAGGACATCTGGGGCAGGGCGTTTGTCCTGCTTGCGATCGCTGCGGGTGCGGCATTGTCGTTCACGATGTCGCCGGCCCTGGCGATGGCCTCCGCCGTAGCCTTCGTGGTTGCGGAGCTGGCGGATATGAGCGTCTACACGCCACTGCGGAAGCGGGGATGGGCCCGGGCGGTGCTGCCTGCATCGCTGGTCGGCGCCCTTGCTGACACGGTGGTCTTTCTGACGTTGGCAGGCTTCCCAGTAGCGGCCAATCTGCCGGGGCAGATGGTCGGGAAGTACGTCGCTACTGCCGTGCCGGTCGCGGTCGTCCTGACCATTCGTGCAGTCCGGCGTCGGCAGTGAGGTTCTACCTCGGAACGCACATACCCGCATGGTTGGCGAAGACGGAAGTGCCGCTGTTCGTCAGCCATCGCCGACTCAAAGGGCGGAAGACGCTGCCCCGAGCAATGGCCCGGTGGGCACTTGACTCCGGGGGCTTTACGGAGTTGTCCATGCACGGGCGCTGGACAGTTACAGCCCGGGAGTACGCGACGGCCGTGCGCCGGTACCGAGACGAGATAGGCCTCTTGGACTGGGCAGCACCGCAGGATTGGATGTGCGAGCCGTGGATCGTGGCGAAGACCGGCCTGTCCGTTCTGGAGCACCAGCGGCGTACGGTCACGAACTACTTGGAGCTAGCGGCCGAAGCACCTGACCTCCCCATCGTCCCGGTGCTACAGGGGTGGGACCTGGACGACTACCGGCGGTGCGTCGACCTTTACGCAGCCTCCGGGGTCGATCTCCGGACGTTCCCGACGGTTGGTATCGGGTCGGTCTGCCGGCGCCAGGCAACAGCAGAGATTGGGCAGATCGTCCACGCAATGGCGGACGAGGAGGGGCTACGGCTCCACGGGTTCGGGGTCAAGTCTGCCGGTCTGCGTCGGTATGCACAGCACCTCAGTTCCGCGGACTCAATGGCGTGGTCGTTCCGGGGACGCCATGTAGAGGGGTGCACCGCCACCCACAAGACGGAAGCAAACTGTGCCGTGTTCGCGATGGCTTGGCGTCGTCGCGCACTCGGTCTGACTGCGTGAGTTGTACGAGGAGACGCAAGTGACTTTCGGAGAGCTTCGGCGCCTGCTGAACACAGTGCCGATCGGGGCTGACAACGACCCCGTGATGGTGATGGATCTGGACACGGTGGAGCTGCTGGACATCAAGGCCGTGGAGTACGAGGGCCCGACCTACGACGAAGGCGGAAACGTGACGTCGCTCGGCGGGATCGTCTGGCTGAAGGCGGAGGCGCACTGATGGCCGCCCGCATCATTCGTCCCGGCCGTCGGACCGGCTGCGGAACCGCGGACTTCCTGGCGTGGCTCTGCGGCACTTCGCGTGACGAGGTGGACGCGTACGCGGAGATCGGGGACTGGCCGTCGCACTGGGTCCCGAAGGCACAGGCGACGCTCCGCCGGCTTGGCGTGAGCTGCCAGGCAGACGCGCGTAAGGCGTGGGAGAGGGGTGCGAGGTGAGCGCGTTTGACGATCTCGTGGCCTACGTCGTGGACGCGACGGGCTACGCGCCCAACTGGCTGACGCCGGAAGAGGCGGCAGCGAAGCTGCGTCCGCTCCTGGACCGTCACGCTCACGAGCTGGCGGAGCTGATCCGGGCGGAGGCTGCGGACATCGTGGCCGTCAACAGCGGAGCCACGGAGGCGTGCGTCCTCGCGGATGAGTGGGACCGGGCCGCGAACCTGATCGACCCGAACGCGGAGGAAGAGGCATGAGCGACGACGCCACGAAGCAGGGCCTTTGGGAGGCTGTACTCGCCTTCGGCAAGGCACTGCCGAACCCCGGGAACCACAGCCGCACAGCAGGCACCTACGTGGCGGAGGACGACTCCAGCTCGTACAGTGCCACCTTCGACATGGGGCAGCCTGACGGGACCGGCCATGTCTACGAGCTGACCGTGTCCGTCAGGGAGCGCGTCGACACCCGAGACGACTTCTGGAGCGGGCACTCGAAGTACCCGCGCGTCTACAAGCTGCCGGCTGACGTGGAAGAGTCGCGCCGCGTCGTGGTCGACGGAGAGCACTACACCCTTGGCCCCGGTAACTCCGGGGGCTACGGCGGGCGTCGCTGGGAGATCGAGTTCTTTGACGGCCGCCGGCAGGTTACCCACGATCTGTGGCACCAGGGCGTAATCCCGCCGAAGTGGCGCGAGCGGTACCCGAACAACGCCCGCTTCGTCCCGCAGCCGCAGACGGCCACGGACTGGGCTGCGCTTCTGGCGGACATGGAGGACGCCGCGTGACCCCGCGCACCGTCGCTGAAGCGCGCGGAGATCCATGCCGACTTGGACCGTTGGTACGGCGAGGAGTACGACCGCCTGTCGGAGATGCTGGACGACTTGCAGCGTGCCCACGCTCACGAGCTGGCGGAGAAGATCCGCGCGGAGATCACCCGCACGTCGCGGCCCGGGTACCCGTCGGGCTCTGCGTGGCAAGCAGCTGACCTGATCGACCCGTACACCACCTGAGGAGAGCCATGTCCCTGACTGTCAGTACCGTCCCCGCGCCCCACCTCGTCAACCTGATCAAGACCGCCGGCGTGAGCCTGGAGAAGCACGGACTCACGGGCCAGCAGGCAGCCGTGTACCTCGTGCTGGACCACTCCGGCAGCATGGAACCGTACTACCGGAGCGGCGACGTCCAGCGGCTCGCAGAGCAGGCGCTCGGGCTCAGCGCGAACCTGGACGACGACGGTACGGTGCCCATGCTGATGTTCGGTAGCGACGCCGGATACGTCGTGGACCTGGACCTGACGGACTACGCCGGCACGGTGGAGAACCACCACCGGTGGACGCACTGGGGGAGCACCAACTACGCGGACGCCATGCGTACGGTCGTCGCGCACTACACCACGACCGGGGCAACCGCTCCGGCCCTCGTCATCTTCCAGACCGACGGGGAGCCGGATTCCCGGCGGGACGCGGAGCACATCCTCCGCGAGTCCAGCGGGCTCCCGATCTTCTGGGCCTTCGTCGGCTTCGGCGGACGCGTGTCCTTCCTGGAGCAGCTGGACACCCTGGCGAACCGCGTCGTGGACAACGCCAGCTTCTTCCACGCCTCCAACCCGCGGGCCGTCAGTGACGCGGAGCTGTACGACGGCATCACCAGTGAGTTCGCCCAGTGGCTGCCGGCGGCGCGCCGTGTGGGGGTGATCTCGTGATCTCATCCCGGAGCGGGCGGGCTGTCCGCGTCTTCGCTGACGGGGAGGACGTCGTCCTTGACTGGACCGACGGCGGAGCGGCCGGCCGGGAGGGAGACATGTTGCTCGCCCCGGACGACGCACGCGCCATAGCGACCGGTCTCGTGGAGGCCGCGGACCTCGTGGAGGGCACCACGCCCGAACCTGCGGACGAGACGGAGGCGGAGCCCGTGGACGAGCTGGAGGACGGGGACACCCCGCCCGACGGGATCGACACCGAGTACACCGCCGGCCGGGCGGACGTCGTCCGGATCGCGCACAAGCTGCTGACTCAGCTGCCCTGCGCGGAGCCCTTCGACGTCAGGGACTTGATCCGGGTGGCGGAGTTCCTGACCGGGGACGGTCTCCGATGATCTACATCACCGGCCCCGCGACCCCGCTCGAAGAGGCAGAGATGTGGCTCGCCTGTGCCGTCGCTGCCGGCGGGCACCTGGAGCACTGGGAGCAAGACGAGCTGATCGAGAACTTCCGCCGGGAGGTGGAGCGGGCGGCAGCTGCTCGGATCATCGACACGGAGTCCCGCCGGCACCCGGGCGCGATCTACGGCTCGATCCGTCGGCTTCGTGCCTGCTACTACGCGGCCCTGATCCGGCCGGAGGAAGAGGGCTGATGGCACGTACTGACCTCTTGTGCGCGGGCTGCCACCGCTTCCACCCGCGCGAGTCCTTTCGGGAGACTCCGTGGCATGGTCGCGCGGCCAACTGCAAGTTCTGGGACCACTACGCGATGGAGCGAGAGCACGCGTGGAAGCTGGAGCAGGAACGGGCGAAGGCGCGTGGCCTCCGGCGGGGGATGGAGATGCTCCGACGTCAGCGCGATGCCGCCGGCAGGGAAGCTGTCTACAACGACACGGCCCACCGGCGGGAGCGGTTCGAGCGGCGCGAGGCCGAGGAAGCGCGCAGCGTTTACCGCGCTGAAGTCCGCCGGCTCCAGGACGAGATCGAGCGGCGCGAGTACTTCCACGCCTGGACGTCGGACCGGGAGATTCCTGCCGACGTCGGTCGGGAGGTGCAGCGGCGCACGGAACAGCTGGAGTCCCGCGTCCGAATGTTGCAGGCGCAGATCCGCGGGCAGGCCACTCGCCACGCCAAACAGCGAACCGCCGACGCAGCATGCTTCACCGCCATGGAGTCCATCGCTCGTGCCCTGGAGGACGCGCTTCCCGGCGACCAGTGGCATACCGCACACGCCCTCCGCCGTCTGGCGGCCGGGGAGATCACACCTGACGAGGCACTGAAGGAGGCATGGCCCGGTGAGTCCTGAGGAGGTCGCCACGCTGACTGAACGGTTGCGCGTTCAGCACATCGGGCGTTCGTGGGAAGGGCACCCGTTGGAGGACGCGTGCCCGTGCCCGAAGGCGCCATGCGGGCTGGTCGCTCGTGACACGGCGGACCCTGCTTGTCAGCAGCACCCTGTGTCGCGGTACAAGACCATGCGCCAGGGACATTGGGCAGGCGACTGCCCCGGAGCCACCTCGTGAGCCCCCGCGCCCGGTGGTCCGCGGTCTGGCTGACGTGGGCCGGCTACTTCGCCGTGGCGGAGACTGTCGCGCTCCGCTCCGGGCATCCTGACGCGCCACTCTCCAGCCACCTGCGAGCCGTTCTCGGAGCCCGTCGGAGGCCCCTCCACGCCCGTGCGGGACAGCTCGCCTTCCTGGGCGGCGCGGTGTGGCTGTACGCCCATCTGTACGGCCCTGGAGAGCCTCCGCGTACCGGTACGCGGAGCAGCTGAAACTGCCTGGCGCGGACCCAAACAAAGTCCGGAACGCCACCAATAACTAATGCAGACGAAGAGCCTGCTCTTCCAACGCGCACATCAGATGCAGCCGACGAAAGGCAAAATCATATGGCCCTGCGCATTTTCGAGACTGACCCCGACGCCAAGCCGAAGCAGCGCGTGTCGTTCGCGGATGACTTCGTGGGCCGCTTCCGGAGCGGTCGCATGGTCGGCACTGGCCGCCAGGCACGGCCGGAGAGCCTGAACGAGTGGCGCGTGACGACCGGTGACCCCGTCGTGGCCGCGAAGGTTGCCGAACTGTTCGGCGGCACCCCGGGGTCGTGGGACACGGACTCGGAGGACTCCACGGAGATCCTGACGGAGGCCCCGTCGGTCCCCGTCATCATCGACAGCGCCGACGCGCTCACCAGCGACATGCGTCTCTACGGCGCCATGGGCGGTGAGCCGATCCACTGGTGCGACGGGATGTACTTCCTGGACGAGGACCAGAAGGGTCAGCCGTGCGGCTGCCCTGAGCTGCTCGTAGACCGCAAGGCACTGGCCAAGTCCGGCCGGGGGCCGAAGCCCGCGATCGTCCTCGTCTTCCGTCTGGCCGACGCGCCGGATCTCGGCAAGTTCCGCTTCAGGACCGGCAGTTGGGACCTGGCGAAGGTGGAACACGAGGTCAAGAACGCCCTGGACGAGGTGGGGGCCCCGGCCCGTTCGCGGCTGACCCTGGAGCCGGTCGAGTTCATCGCCAAGAACGGCCCGATGAAGGGCAAGACGGTCTCCTACACGAAGCCCGTGATCAAGGTTCTGGGCGCCTACGAGCCGGCGGTTCCCGTCGCGGAGGCTGACGACCCGTGGGCCGCACTGCCCGACGCGGCCTGACACACAAGCACGCCCGGTCCTGGTGAGTAGAAGACACCAGGGCCGGGCGTCACCACTGTAGCGAAGAAGCAGAGGAGAGAGCATGGGTCGCCAACTGACCGACTTCACCGGCGCCGACATTCGCGTCGGCTCCGTCGGCGTCTACCCCTCCCGCCAGGGCAACACCGTCCGCAACTCGGAGGCCGTTGTCCAGCAGATCCACAACATCCGGGACGCGAAGGGCCGCAGCTACCCGGAGCTGGTCGTCCAGCCGACGGGCCGGGACTCCGGCCACATTCAGCGGAAGACGCGGAAGCTCGTGGAGATCGCCGCGGAGCACTTCGCAGTGACCGGCTACACGGAGCTGTCCCCGAAGGCCTGACGGCCCCAGATCCAAGCCCCCGCACACCGACGATGCGGGGGCTTCGCCATGCACGGACATAGAGGAGAGACAGTGGTCGAGACGTTCAAGGTCGGCGACAAGGTAGAGAGCGTGACCTTCGGCAAGGGCACCGTGGCGCTCGGTCCCTTCCAGGGGGTGTTCAGCTTGTCCGCAACGCGTTACGCGGTGGAGCTGACGGAGGGTGAGTCGGCCGGCCGAATCGCAATGATGGACGAGCACACCCTGAAGGCCGTCCCGACCACCTTCGAGATCGGCGCTCGCGTCGTCCACCAGCACACCGGGGACGCGGTGTCGACGGTCGCGGCCGGTCCGTTCCGGGAGCACCACAGCAGCCGCGTGTGGTACGTCCTGGAGAACTTGGACGGGAGCCACCAGGCGAGCGACCCGAAGTACCTCAGCGCCGCCCCGGAGCCGGCCCCCGATGTTGTCAGCGTTGGTGACCGCGTGCGGATCCTGGAAGCGCGCTTTGCCGAAAGCGTGATCGGGAAGCTGGGCACGGTCACCCGCGTGGACTGCACCTTCCGGCAGCTTGCTGGTGACCTTCACCCCTTTGAGGTGAAGGTCGACGGGGGCGGAACGCCGTACGTCAAGCGCGTGGAGCGCATCACGGACGAGCCTGCCCGCACCTTCGTCTACGACGGTGTGACGTACGACCTGGACGCCACGTACGAGGACGAGGACGGCGACCTGTGGCGGTGGCACACCGACCCGGTGCACGAGGACGGCTCGCCCCGTGCGGGGATGAACGGCAACGCGCCGCGACATAACTCCCTGCGCACTGTCGTCGCCAACTACGGCCCCCTGACGAAGATCACCGAGTGACCCTCACCATCCGCCCGGACGCCGCCCCTGCTGTGGGTGACGTCCGGGCTTTGGGCGTAGGAGACCTGATCGTCCTCCGGGCCGGCTGCACAGGCCGGACGGACTGGAGCCGCTACCAGGACGCGATCGGCTGTGCCGTGACGCGCGGGGCGGAAGTGAGGTGGAGCGCATGAACCAACTGCTGATCTACGGCGTGTGCGCGGTCGGTGCCGTCGGCTGTATCGGCGTCAGCGTCCTGCTGCTTGCGGTGCTGTTCGAGATGGCGAGCCGCTTCGGCGGCCGGAAGGAGGAGACGAAGTGATCACAGCAATCATCGACCACCCGGACGGCAGTTGGCCGAAGTTCCCGCGGGTCGTCACCGCAAAGGACGACGCCGACCTTGACCGCAAGGTGGAGCGATCGATCCGTGGCTTCAAGGCGTACTTCGGTGCCCAGCGAGCCGCGCTGACGACCGTGGTCCGGGTGGTCGGGACGGTCGACGTCTCGGCACGCTACGTCAAGGAGGAGAGCTGATGAAGGACTCGTTCGGAGTGCTGATCGAGCCGGGGGACTACATTCTCTCGGCTGCCATGTCCACCGGGACGGCGAAGCTGGGTATTGTCTACCAACTCCCGAACGGCGGGCTGATGATGGAGCCCGCCAGCCATGGCATGGGGTGGCGTGGCGAGAACAAGCGGGCCCCGCTCGGCGCCATGGTGGCCGTCCTCCGCAAGGCAGACGGAACCATTCCCGGGCACGTCGCGAGTCCTGAGGCGGCCGGCTGATGAGCGTCATCGCCGGTGGCTCGTACCGAGTGCGGGCGCGCAGACCTGAAGGCATGGTTGACGACCCCTTCGCACTGGGGCTGCATGACCGCCTCTGCGACACGGAGGCGGACGTTCGTCAGGCGGTTGCCGATCTGCGCTACGCGGGCGCCGAAGCGGTGGCTGTGGACTACGTGAGTTTCGTAGTCGCAGAGGAGAGCTATTCGCACCTTGGCTTCGGTGACTACTGGGGCGACGGAGAGGACGAGGACTGATGATCGACAGCTTCGGAGTCCCCGTGGAAGTCGGGGACTACATCCTGTCCGCCTCCACGAGCGGCGGCAGGGTCAAGGTGGGCCGCGTCGTTCAGGGGCGGCACGGCCTGATGATGGCCGTGGAGACGGCCGCCAAGTGGGGCGAGCGCATCGAAGAGCCCCAGAGGACGGGGCAGTTCGGCTACAACACGGTGATCCTCCGCAAGGCGGACGGTTCCGTGCCTGTGCACGTGAGCGGGCCGGGTTCCTGGCTGACGGATGCCGGTGAAACCCATGAGGTCGTGGAGGCCGGGTTGGTGGGCAGCACGGGGGAGTACTGGGAGTACCGAGTCTGGGTGCTCCGCGACCCGGAGGACGGCCACCATGAGCCCTGACGCCACGTACCTCTACCGCGCCGTGGTGACGTCCTCGTGTACGTCGTTGGCCCGCCCCTTCCAGCGCAAGCCGTACGCGGCCGGCCATGTCTTCGGTCCGTACGACCGGGACTTCACCGCGCGTGCGCAACGGACTGTCGTCCGGGCGGCCGGCGGGGACGCGGAGATTCAGGCCGTCTACCTGGACTGGGGGCCGGTCGAGTGAGGGCGTACTTCAACCCCAACCGGGCCCGGGTGCTGTCCTACCGACTCCACCTGACGGACGGCGAACTGCGCTTCCTCATGGCGGAGTTGGACGAGCTGCCGCTCACCCCCGGGAACGTGATCCTGTTCAAGGTCCACCAGACATTCAGCCGTCTTCTGGAGCGGCTGGAAGGAGAGACAGCGTGACGCAGTACCTCGTGCGCCAGACCAAGAAAGCGTTCCGCTACCCGGAGGGCAAGATCTGGGGCCCGTACCTGGAGGAAGTCGACGCGCAGCAGCGCTTGGCGACCCTCCGCAGCTTCGGCGGGGCCGGCGTGATCGAAGCAGGCGAGTTCGGGACGGGCGTCGCCCTGGAGCTGGTTGGGGCCGGCGGCCCGGGAGGGGTGATGGCGGGTGTCTGAGTACGTCAAGGACAACGAGGGTGACGTCTGGCGCTGGGACGCGGACGCCGAGATGCTCGTCTGCTACCGCGACGAAGACGGCGATCTGCGGTACGACGGGGCCCGGCGAACGCGCGCTGAGGTAACCCGTCGGTGGGGCCCGCTCGTCCCCTGCACGGAGGACGGCACCCCGCTGAAGTCGGAGCCCTCCCCGGACGACGTCCGCGCCTTGGTGGCCGGTGCCTTCAAGGAATTCGCGGCGGAGATGGACCGGGCCTACTGGGGCACCTCGGAGTCAACGGAGGAAGCCGTGTACATCCGTGCACGTGATGCGGCACAGGCCGTCGTGGAGGGCATCCTGAGCGGCGACGTCAAGCCGGCGGTGAGCGAGTGAGCGAGCCGGGCCTCCATATCCCGTGGCACAAGTTCCGCGCCGGGGCGGCACCTCTGGACATCGGTTACGGCATCGCGATCTGGGCCGAACAGGCGGACATGCTGGGGACCTTCCGTGTCTCCGTCACGCCGAGGGGCCGCGTCCTCCGCGACGTCGCCACCGAACGAGCAGCACAGGACGCGATCTTCGGTCAGCAGGATCTCCCCGACGGTACCGGCGCGGGCATGGACTCGTTCCGTCGGGGCGTCGCGGACCGGTACCGCCAGGCCTGTGACATCGCCTTCGCTGAAGGCCGCGGGACATTCCGTGACGTCTTCCTGGAAGAGGTCTTCGAAGCGATGGCGGAGGACGACCCGGTCAAGCTCCGGGCGGAGCTGCTCCAGGCCGTTGCCGTGGGCGTGAAGTGGATTGAGGCCATCGACCGACGGTCGGCAGCCGATGGCTAACCCGTCGAAGCGTCTCGGGACGGACTGGGAGTCGGCGCTCGTCAAGTACCTCCGCGAGCATCACAACCCGAAGACACACCGCAACGTCCAGATGGGCAAGCTGGACATCGGGGACCTGGACGGCTATTACCTCCACGCGCTGGAGGCGAAGAACGAATCCAAGATCACCCTTCCCGTGTACATCGCTCAGGCCAACCGGGAGGCGATCCACGCCGGGCAGCCGTACGGCTGTGCCGTGGTGAAGAAGCGGAACGCGGGTGTCGCTGCCGGCTACGTCGTGCGCGACGTGGAGACGGACGTCCGCCTGATGAATCGGCTCCGGGACGCGGAGGGGCTGCTCGCGGAAGCTGCGCCGACCGTCTACGTAGACCACATCCAACGCCACGGAGAGGGGCACTGATGGCCACACAGATTCGCTTCACGGGCTGGCTGACGTACCGCGGAGAGTGGGACCGACCGCCGGGTGACGCGGTTGACATCGCGCTCTACCGGGGTGACAAGCACGCGGAGTACTCGCTGAGCCTGGACGAGGTGCTCAGCGTCGAAGACGTCCCGGACGAGGAGTGACCGGCATGGACCTGTGGATCAGCTACTCCTCCAGCCGCGAAACGCGGTGGACCGGCCACCCGTCGAAGGCCGGCGTACGGCGCGCGATCCTCTACGCCGTGGAACGGGGACGTGCCCTGACGATCTTCCGCGGGGACGACGCCGGTGGCCCGGTCGTCTACACCGAAATCCCGTACGAACAGTGGGACGCGACCTTCGCCGACTGACCGCACAGCACTGACCGACTGCCGGGGCGTCCTCCACGTGAGGGCGCCCCTTTTCGCCATGCCCTGAGGAGAGGAGACCACGTGCGACTGTCGGACCTACTATCCCGACTCGGGGACGTCACGGAGGACCATGACGGCTATCTCGCGTACTGCCCGGTGCACGCGGACAAGCGCACCCCGTCCCTGAAGCTGACCCTGAAGGAAGACGGCCGGCTGCTGATCACGTGCCGCGCCGGGTGCCCGAAGGCGGACATCCTGCGCGCGCTGAAGCTGGACGCGTCGGATCTTTTCGACGTCACCCCGGGAACGGCCGTCAAGGTCATCTCCGCAGCGACCCCGGAGGCTATCGGGCCGGGTGAGATCGCGGGGCTTCGCGTCTTCGTGGACTCCACGACGGAGGCGCTGAAGTCCTCCCCGGAAGCCCTGGCCTACCTGGCTGACCGCTTCGGCATCTCGCCGGAGCTGGCCGAAGACCTGGACGTCGGGTACGCGGCACCGGGCGACCGTCCGCAGCCGTGGCTGTCCCGAGGGTTCACCCGCTACCCGCGGATCACGGTCCCGCTGGCGGGCTTCGACGGGGTCACCCGTGGGCTCCAGGGCCGGGACTTGAGCGGCAAGTGCCCGGCCCGTTGGGTGTCGCTCGCCAACGTGGAGGGGAAGACGTGGGCGAAGTACGGATACCTCTCCGCCGGGGCCGGCTACAACACGGTGCTGATCTGTGAGGGCCCCGGGGACGGCCTGACGTCGGTGGCTTGCGGGTACGACGCGGTGATCATCCGCGGCGCTGGTCTCGCACGTAACCCTGCGCTGGTCGGGGAACTGGCGGCCGGGCTCCGGGGCTGTGACGTCGTCCTGGCAGGTGATCGGGACCGTGCGGGGGCGGGCATGAACGGCTCCCTGTCCGCGGCCCTGGTGGACGCTGGGCTCATGGTCCGCCAGCTGCTCATCCCGAATGAGGGCTGGGACCTGACGGACTGGCGGGAGGCGGACCCGGAGGTCTTCCCCGCGGCCCTTCACACGGCCGTACGGCAGGCACAGCCGGTGGAAGTCGAACAGCCCGCATCGGCTGCCCAGCGGGCCTCCACGGTGCCGGATGTCCAGGACGACGCAGACAACGCGCTCAGCCTGATGTCCGACTCGGCCCGGGAGATGTTCGACTCCACCGACGTCGGACTTGCCGTGCGTCTCCGCGACTACATGCGGGACACCGGTGGGGGCGTGCGGTACGCCCCCGGTCTCGGCTTCCTCGTGTGGGACGGGACGATCTGGACGAGCGGCACCGATGCTGTCCGGCGCTCCCTGCACCGCATGGGCGCGGAGATGATCGCGGAGGGCAGCGACTTCGAGCGGCGCCTAGCTCTGAAGGCGCTCACCAACCGCCATATTGACGGGATCCTGAAGGAGCTGCCGTCGGTACCCGGCGTGCCTGCTCAGCCCTCCGACTTCGACGCAGATCCGGAGCTGCTGAGTGTCGGTAACGGCACGCTGAACCTCCGCACCGGCGTCCTCCGCCCGCATGCCCCGTCCGACATGATCACGCGGCGCCTGGACGTCGCGTATGTTGCGGACGCTCAGGCACCCCGATGGGATCAGTTCCTCACGGAAGTGTTCCCGCATCACCCGGACCTGCCCGGCTATAACCAACGGCTGGTCGGCTACGGGATCACCGGGTCGACGCGGGAACAGTGCTTCGTCTTCCACTTCGGTGAGGGCGCGAACGGGAAGTCCGTCTATCTCGACGTGCTCTCCGACGTCTTCCGCGGCATCACTCAGGCTACGGAGTTCTCCACCTTCGAGCAGCGCACAGCCGTCGGACAGGCGTCCCCGGAGCTGGCCCGACTGCGCGGCGCACGGCTCGTCCACGCGAGCGAGACGGAGAAGTACGCACGCCTTGCGGAGAGCCTGATCAAGCAGTTGACGGGCGGGGATCCGGTCACCGTTCGCTTTCTCCACCAGAACCCGTTCAGCTACACGCCGAGCTTTCTGCTCCAGGTGGCGGGCAACTACAAGCCGGCCATCCTCAGCCAGGACCACGGCATCTGGCGACGGGTGAAGCTCATCCCGTGGGAGGCCCGGTTCCGGGGTGCCGAAGCCGACCGCTCCCTTCCCGGGAAGCTGAAGGCGGAGGCGGAGGGCATCCTCGCATGGGCCGTCCGTGGAGCCCAGGAGTGGTACGCGCACGGGCTCAACGAGCCTGCCACGGTCGTCAGTGCTACGGCTGACTTCCGCGAGTCGGAGGACCGGCTGGCGGAGTTCATCGCTGCCTGCCTCGTCCAGGACCCGAGCGTCCGCGTAGCCCCTATGCAGCTCCGCAATGCCTACCGGCTGTGGTCGGAGGATGCCGGGCTGAGCCGGAAGGAAGTCCTCTCCGGGTGGGCTCTCGGCGTGGAGCTGGAGAGCCGCGGGTTCATCAAGCGCAAGGTCCGCGGCGCATGGGGTTTCGACGGGATCCGTCTCGCCACGGACGCTGAGCGGCGCAAGGCGGAGGAAGCAGAGAGCAACGCAGCAGACGACACCAACCCGGCTCCAGCGGCCGGGAGTTCAGACATCTTCGGGCAGCCCAGGGAGGTCAGTGCATGAAGTACTTCCCCCACACAGTGGCGGGGGAGGCGGTCAGCGTCCAGGTGCCGGAGACATCCCGGGACCTGGACGCTTTTCGTCTCTGGATCCACGACCGGCTTGCGGCCGGGGACACCGTGGCGGTGGACACCGAGACGACGGGACTGGACACCTTCAGCCCGACGTACCGGCTCCGCACGGTCCAGTTCGGTACCGCCCGTGAGGCGTGGGTCCTGCTCGTGGAGATCGGGCGGGAGTTCTGGGAGGCCGCCCGCTGGGCGCTCCGCATCCTGCCGGCCGTCACGATCCACAACGCGCCCTTTGATCTGCTCGTCCTGGACCGCCACGGGGATACCCCGCTGGAGCTGCTCGGTCCGAAGGTGATCGACACGCGCGTACTGGCCCACCTCTGCGACCCGCGGCAGCCTCAGGAGGGCGGCATCGGGCTGTCCCTGAAGCCGCTGTGTGCGGAGTACGTGGACCCCGGGGCGCCGGACACGCAGGGCGACCTGACGGCTGTCTTCAACTCCATGGGGCTGACGAAGTCGAACGGCTTCGCCAAGATCGACATCTGGCACCCGACGTACCTGCTCTACGCAGGGCTTGACGTCATCTACGGCTCCCGAATCCTGCCCGTGCTTCAGCGGCGGCTGACGAAGTACGGCGTGTCTCAGCGTCTCGTGGACTTCGAGCACCGGGTTATGCGGCTCTGTGCCTCCATGGAGCGCCGCGGGATGCTCGTGGATCAGGACTACGTCCGCGGGCTCGTCAGCCGGCTGGAGGACGAAGCCGGGATCCACTCCGCCCGCGCGCTGAAGTACGGCGTAACGAGTGTCAACGCGACGGCCCAGGTCTCCGCGGCGCTGCTCGGCATGGGCGAGAAGCTCACGCAGCGAACCCCGTCCGGGGCGCTGAAGGTGGACAAGTCCATCCTGCTGGACCTGGCGGACCTTGACGACCAGTGGCAGCCCCGCGAGACGCGTACGCCCAACCCGCTGGCGGACGCCGTGCTCCGGAGCAAGAGGGCCGGCAAGTGGAGGACGTCGTACGGCGTCGCCCTCCGGGACGGCCTGGACGTCGACGGACGCAGCCACCCGAAGATCAATTCGCTCCAGGCCCGGACGGCCCGCATGTCCATCTCCGGGCCTCCGCTCCAGCAACTCCCCTCCGGGGACTGGACGATCCGCCGGGCGCTCATGGCGGACCCCGGGAACCGAATCATCAGCGTGGACTACTCCGCCGTAGAGATGCGCGTGCTGGCGGCGCTGGCGGACGAAGTGCAGATGAAACGGGCCATCGCGGAGGGCAGGGACCTCCACGACTTCACGGCAGAGCTGATTTGGGGCCCCGGCTTCACGAAGCGGCACCGGAAGATGGGCAAGGGCGTCGGATTCGGCAAGGTCTACGGGGGCGGCGCTACGACGTTGAGCCGTCAGACCGGCGCTCCGCTCCAGGAAGTCCAGGCCGCCATTGCGGCCTATGACCGGGTCTATCCGGGGATCAAGCGCTACTCCCGGGCCGTTCAGCGTGAGGCACGCGCGCACGGGTACGTCGTCTGGACTCCGTCCGGCCGGCGGCTCCCCCTGGACCGTGACCGGGTCTACGCGGCCACCAACTACGCCGTGCAGTCGACGGCGCGTGACGTCCTCTGCCAAGCCCTCTTGGACCTGGAGGACGCCGGACTGAGCGAGTACATGCTTCTCCCTGTTCATGACGAACTCGTGGCTCAGGCACCGGAGTTGGAGGCGGAGGAGATCGCACGGGAGGTCGGGAAGATCATGGCCATGGATTTCGCCGGAGTGCCGCTGGACACCGACCCTGACGTTGGCGGCACGTCGTGGGGAAGCCTGTACATGAAAAAGGCGGGCGTGATGATCGAAAACGATTCGTGGTACGCCCTCCACCCCGAGGCGGCGCATGCCGCTGAGCTGGCACGAGCGTGACGCGGGAGCGGGGGGCTTCAGCATCCCCCGACGGTAGCGCCCGGGTCCGACAATGGGAACAGGCTTTCGAATCTTCACGACAGGGACTCGTCCGCCCGTCCTGCCGGCGGGTATGGGTAGTACCCATCGTGCGGCCCGTCAACCCTCCAAGTGGCCTGGACATGTCCTCGTTGCTTCGCGTATGGGAGTCCCGGGACTGGTTCGGGTGTTTCTACTGTGAAGGCCCGCTGACGGATATGCAGCTGGACCACGTCATCCCGCTGTGCAGGGGCGGAGCCGACGATCCGTCGAATCTCGTCCCCGCGTGCGCTCGCTGCAACGGCGCCAAGAGTGATCATCCGGCGTCGCTCTTCACTAAGGGAGCACACGACTCCGGATACTACGGGTAGTCGATTGATCACCGTGAGCCTGTGACCTGCGGTAACTCGTCCTACAACACACCCGTTGGACGCATGGACTAGGTCACAGTTAGATAACGTCCCGCGTACATACAAACACGCTGGTCATGAGCCGTACGGCTCAAATGGGCCGGCGGAGGACGTAGCTTAAATCGCCTCGTACCGGTCATTTGGTGCGCCGTTTTAGTACAAGTCCCAACCAACCCTCGTTGCCGGGGAGGCACCCATGTCCTATGGTCCATCACACGTCACACCAGCTCAGACGGTGAAGTCCGGGGTGGGAGCGCTGCTGCGCGACCTGACAACGGTGCTGAGGCTGACTGAGCAGTGCGACGCGGTAGCCGACATGAGGGGCCGACGGCCCCCGGCTGACCCTGACAGCACTGGTCGACGCGGGAGCGCCGGCCCCGCCCGTCCCACTGAGGACATCGCGCTAGACGACGCGCGCCTACTCGTCAACCACGAGCTGGACACGGCCGCCAAGCACATCACACACGCAGCTGCTTACGTCATGGGCGTAGTGGCTGCACTGGATCGGGCTCTTGCCGTATGGGAGGGCGAGCCCACCACCGAGGGGGTCGTTAGTGCATCAAGCGGTAACGCGATTGATCGGGAGCCGGACCGCGTACATGACGGGGCCGCGGGCGACGCCGGAGGAGTGCGAGCAGCTTGACTGCGTCGCTGATCTCTACGGCGTGACGGTGACCGAACCGGACCTGGAGTGGCTGGAGCGGGCGGACGTGCTGTTCGCCCTGCCCGGGTCTGACGGGTGCTGGATAGCCGGCCCGGATCTCGTGCTGGCGGAGTGTGCGGCCATCGACGTCGTCCCCTTCCCCCTCGCCCAGGTGCTCATCTCCGCGCCGTTCGACGCGCAAAGCGCCTGATTGCAAGAGCCCCTGCCCGTTCGGGTGGGGGCTCTTTTGTTACCCGCGAGCGGGCGCCAGTTAATCACATGAATCAAGGGGGTTGACCCGTGCACCCCAAAACAGGGCCTCCATGTGGCGCACGTCACATCGGTAGACCCAAACAGATCTCGAACCGCCACCAATAACTCTTGCAGACCGAGAGAAAGAGGGCACCCGTGAGCATCAGCGTCGACCCCACCGTAATCGCAGCCGCCCAGGGACGTGACAGTGATGCCGTCTGGCAGGTGGTCTCCGCCTTCGAGCCCATGATCGTCGGCATCATCGACGTGGCCACGAAGGGCACGGCCTCCCGGGAAGAGCGGGAAGACCTGATGCAGGAAGGCCGGGCCGCGCTGATTCAACGGATCTTCAGCTTCGACATGGAGTCCCCGGCATCTCTCGTCACGCACGCCTACAAGCCGATCCTGGAGGCCGTCCGCACGGCCATCGTGAGCATGCGGCCGGGCCTCTCCACGGCTCCGTCTGTGGAACTGCGCGTACGGCGTGCGCTTGCCGCATCCGCGGGGGACGTGGAGACGGCCTGGCAGCTCGTCAACGAGGGTCGTACCGCTCAGTACCGCATGGCACGCGACACATTCGACTCGGTCCTTCACGCGATGCTGCCGGCGGACCGCCTGGACGCACCCCTTGATCTGGGAAGCGAGAGCGGCGCCGCAACGCTGGCTGACACCCTCGTCAGCGCGGACGGCATGGCGGACGACTACGCCCGCCGCGAATACGCCCGTGCCGAGGTTGCGGTAGCGCTGGCCGGCATCCTCCCCCGTCGCGCTCTGGTGCTGCGCGGGTCGTACGGGGTGGGCATGCGGAAGATGGAGGACGGCGAGCTTGGCGCCCACCTCGGCAACGTCTCCGAAGGCCGGATCCGCGGCATCCGTCGCGAGGGTCTGGCGCAAGCCCGTTCCGTCCTTTCCGCAGCTGCGTGAACCGTACGACCACCTGACAACGAACAACTACCCCGAAGGACACGGCACATGCGCATCCCCTCTCTCGACGCCTACGACATGGCCGGTATCCGCTCCGACGAGGCCGCCGGCCTGGACGAGGACGGCCGCGCGGCCTGGGACGACTACCACGACGCTGACCGCCGGGACGACGTGGAGCAGCTCCTCCGATAGCTCCGCGTACCGGTACGCGGAGCTGTGTGAAGACACCTGAAGAGACGACAGAGGAGAGAACATGGAAGAGATCAAGGCCCAGTGCCGAGCCAGTAGCGGGGACTACATCGTGGCTCGGAAGCTAACGGAGTCGGTGGAGCTTGCGGCCTACGAAGACGGCACGTACCGGATGGAGGCCTATCTCGCCCCCGATCCGCTCCGCACCTTCGCCCGCGGGCTGCTCGCCATGGCGGACGAGATCGACGGCGGGGAGGCGAAGCCGGCTGTCGCGAACCCCTTCAAGGTCGGAGTATGTGCGCGTGTCGTCACCCACCGCCCGGACGGTGCCGATCTGGAGATCGGGGACGCCGTGACGGTCGTCAGCGTCGACGGTCCGGACGAGGACGACACGATCCGCGTCCGCGTGTTGGGTGGTCGCCGGCGCTGGTCGGTGACGCGGGCGGATCTGGAGGTGGTAATCCCGGACGAGCCGGCCCCCTCCGCCCGCGCGCAGCTGCTGGAACAGGCGACGGCACTGCTTCCCCACCCCGCGTCCGCGGACGACCTGCTCCGTGTCGCGGAGTACCTGGCCGGCTGACCGGCTCCCCGAACGTCAACTTCCTATCAGAGGAGAGAGCATGACCGTCATCACCCTGTCCGCACGACCGAACAACGACCTGGAGCGTCTCCACGTGGAACAGTCCCTCCACGTGGACAACGGGGCGTACGTCCGACTGGACGACGAGCGCGCACACCTCACCCACGCGGAGACCCGTCAGCTGCGTGACGCGCTGAACAACATCCTGGGGGAGAACGAGCCCGCCCCGATCAAGGTCGGTGACCGGGTGACCGTGATCCGCGAAGAGTCGGACATCACTTCGGCCCTGGACGGCCGTTCCGGAGTCGTGGAGAGCCTGGACCCCGGCGACACGTACCCGTACCTCGTGCTCGTGGACGGGGAGGAATACAGCATCTGGTGCCACTTCGTCCGCCGGGAGATCGAGCCGACCCCGGAGCCGGCCGAAGGTGCGGCGGAGAGCGCGCCCGTGCCGACCGTCGACCGCCGGACCGAGGCGGCCGCGAAGGCTCGCGAGATCCTCAGCGCCTCCGGGGGCCCGTTCGGGATCCGTCCCGCCACCGACCCGGAGCCCGTCATCCGGCTCGCTGAGTGGCTGCTCGGCGACGCTGCCTGACCATCCCCGTAGGGCCCCTGCGCGTCGCTGCGTGGGGGCCCTTTGGCGTTTGAGAGGAGAGAACGTGGAAGACGACCTTCGGCCGCGCGTGGAGGGCCTGCCCGGGTGGCGCTGGACCACGGTGACACAGACGTGGTCGTACGCGCGTGAAAACGGCGACCGTGTGGACGTCAGCAAACGCCAGCCCGGAATCTGGGCACTGAGCGTCAACACCCGCCACGGCGTCCACCCGACGTGGGGTGAGGCGGAGACGGCTGACGTACCGCGGGCAGCCCGCGCGCTGCTGGACGTCCTTGCTTCCTCCGACGGCACCGGCCGGACCTACCACGGCTACGCCGCGTATCTCCGGGGCCGCGCCGGGGTGGCACAGCGCGTTCAGCTGCCTGGTGAGACGTACGTCTACGCGGAGCAGTCCACCTACCTGGCGGCTGACGGAACAGTCCGGCACCGGATGCGGACCCGTGAGTCCCGGAAGCGTCTATGCAACTGGACCGGGGGCCTGGAGCCCGTTCCCCCGCTGGGCAGCAACGTCGCTCGGAAGGTCACCTTCGAAGGAGAGCCCGTGGTGAAGCTGACGACGTCCGGGGCCGGGTCGGAAGAGGTGGAAACGGCACACGCGGAGTCGCTGGCGGCCCTGACGGAGGCCGTCGCGGTCGGCACGGTGCAGCCGGAGCTGTTCGCTCTCGCCGACCTTCCGAAGAAGAACGAAACCACCGGCAAGCCCATCCGACGTGGGTACGACGCTCAATCCGTCGACCTTCGCCCGGAGAAGCGCCGTGCCCCTCGTCCGACGAAGGCACCCTTCGCGGGTTGGGTCGCCTGGATCTCGCCGAGCACGGGGGCAGAACGTCGGGGGATCGTCACCGGGACGGGCAAGGGCCGGACCGTGATGCCGGCCGACGGAGGAGAGCACCTGCCCATGCGCTCCGTGGCGTCGAAGGTCTGGCAGGTCAAGGACGGGGAGGCGGACGTCGAACTCCGCGCCGTGGACGGGCCGTTCGGGGAGCAGGACCCGCTCTTCGACGTGGCGTGAAGATCTTGCCTCAGCTACTTGTGCCGTACGGTTCAAGTGTGTCATTCTGAAGCCACGCCAGGAACTCGCGCAGGGGAGAACATCATGGAAAACATCCTGAAGGCCATCGAGACCCGCTCGCTCGTCCGCATCACCGACAAGAGCGGCCACGCGAAGGGCCTCGTGGGGATTGCCATGGGCTACCACGCTCTCTACGACAACGTGAAGGTGGGTTTCATCGACGCTGACGGCAGGTACACGGGCGAGTTCACCACCGTTTCGGCGAAGGCCGTGGAGGTGCTCGTTACCCCGGAGGATGTCCCCGCCGTCTCCATCTCCACCATCGCTCCCGAGGACATCCGACCGGGTGACACCGTCGAAGCGCTCAACACCAGCAACATCAGCCCGAAGACGTTCCGCGTCACCGTCGACCGCACCCCGTGGGCCGTCAACGACCGCACGACGGCGCTCAGCGACGGGAAGAGCATGTTCGACGCTCGGACGGACAGCCTTCGCCTGATCAGCCGGCCGATCATGGCGGAGACCACCATGATCGCGGTCCCCTTCCCCGCCACGGACGGCCCCGGATGGGGCATCGCGTGCCCGGTGTGCTGGAAGGGGGAGCCGTCGGACGTCTACCGCGAGAGCGCGGAGGCCTACGCGAAGGCCGTTCGGGCGTGCCACGAGCCCGGCCCGCTGCCGGAGCCCGTGTGCGGCTCCACGTTCACCCCTCCGGGGTTCACGGCCCCGCTCCCGTGCATCCTTGGCCCGCATGCGTTGGACGTCAGGTGCGAGAGCCGGTCCACGGGTGGTCTGAACCGTCCGTGGGTGTGGAACGAGCATGCCCCGACGTCGACCCCGCGGGCCCGCTGGACAGCGAAGGCCTCCCGGCTGACGGCGGGGGACGTCATCACGCACCGGGGGCGGGACTATACGGTGCAGAGCGTCACGGCGTCTCCGTGGGGAATCCTTCAGCCGTGGACCCGGGTGGAGGCCGTCGACATCATCGCCGCGGAGGGTCAGCTGTTCTGCGAGAGTACGCACGACTTCCCGGTCTGCCGGCCGGTCTGACTGCGTGAGTCGTACGGGGGCGTCACTGGGAGTTGATCCCGGGGGCGCCCCCTCCGCATACCGGTACGCGCAGCCTCTTGTGCCGTACGGTTCAAGTGTGTCATCATGGGGCTACGCCAGGAACTCACGCAGAGGGAGAACGAAATGAAGGCCACCACCAGTCGCACCGGCTACCACGTTCGGACGGAGAACGGCGTACCTGCACTGCTGACGACAAAGGAAGCCCTGGCGGAGGTCAACTTGGTGATGATGGACAAGGCTGCGAAGCGCTCCACGCGGACCGTCTCCGCTAGGGGATCCTCCGCGAACATTGAGTACCGCGACGGGCGGAAGGTCGACATCCGACCGGCTACGGCGGAGGACGTTGCAGTCCTGACCCCGGCCCCGGCTCCCCTCCAGAAGCGCGGCCAGGAACTCCGGCTGATCGTGGCGAAGGGAAAGCGGTACCTGGTCGGTAAGGCCCAGCCCGCCGTTCCCTACACCGAAGGCGCCACGTGGTGCCGGCCCTACGCGGCCGTGAACTACTGGACCGAGCGCAACGGGGCGACCTTCGGTCCGACCCTGTCGGCCACCGAAGTTGCCAAGCGCGGCACCGTGGGCGCCGCCATCTGGGCTGCCGTCAACGAAGCGGCTGCAAAGTGAGCGCCGGTAAGGCATGCCGCCAGGCGGAGCACCGGAGACACTGGCGGGTGCTCGTCCGACAGGCTAACTACTCCGCCTTCAACGGTGGGCGACGTACCAGATCGGACTACTCCAGCTTGCTTTGCCCGCTCTGCGGGACGGCCTGGAGGACAAAGGCGGCTTACGTCGCGGAAATCCCCGACGCCTGACCTTCCAACCCTGCCGACCCTGTGAGTAGAAGACACAGGGCCGGCCCCGTAGCCGAGAGGAAGACAGACCCGTGACCCGTCCCCGCCCCATGGAGTGCGACGACTTCGAGCGTCCCGACCCGGCCACGTACCCGGAGGGTGCAGCGCTGCTCTTCGAAGGCCGGATTCAGGCGTCCCGCCGTGACTGGACGTTCGTTGTCTCGCGGTGGCCCCGAGACAACGAGCCCCGGGCGGTCCACGCGGTCACTATGACGAGCCGGTACGCCGTCGGAGGCGGCATGGTGACGCTCGCTGCCGCGTGTGACCCGGTGCGAATCGCCCTGCTCGCCGAGTACGTCAAGGATGCCACCGACTTCCACCCGAACGCCCGGTGTCAACGGTCCGGGTGCCGCCAGCTGTTTGCACAGGCCGCCACCGACGAACTGACGAAGGACGAGAACTGATGACCCCGTGGCACATCCGGATGGCCCGTCGACACGGCCAGTCCGCTGTTCTGTACTCCGCACTGGCCCTCTCCGCCCCCGGGGAGTTCTCGCTCGCCATACTGGCCGGCTGGAGCCCGTACGTCGCGTGGCTGATGCCGGCCGTCATGTCGATGTACGCAGCCATCTCCGCGCGCAACGCCCGCGAATGGTCGGAGATCGTCCAGTCGCTTCGTGACGAGCAGCGCCACGACGATGCGGCCTCCGCGAAGCGTAAGCGTGGACGTGCTGTGCGCGGCGCACTGCTCGCGCTGTTCGGCGCAACGGCCGCGCAAATCGTGGAGCACGTTCTGACAACGGGCGCACACGGCGCAACTGCGTGGGTTGTCATCGTCGTGAGCGCCGTCCCGCCTCTCGTTGCGGCTCACGTGCTGCACCTGGATCCTGCGGAGGACGTGGAGCCGGCGGTGAAGCCGATCACCATCCCGATTCCCGGTCGGGACCCGTGGAAGTTCGAAGTCAACAAGCGCGAACCTGTCCGGCTCCAGGCCGTCCGCAAGGCGGTCAAAGCGGCCCCGGTGGACGAGTGGCTGACGATCCCGAAGGCTGCCGAGAGACTGGGAGTCGCTGCCTCCACGCTGTACCGTCGCCGCGAATCGCCGACCAACCCCCTGCGGGTCCGGGACGAGGGTAAGCGGCAGCTCGTCCTGTGGTCAGACGTCGCCCCCGTGAACGCGATCTGAAAGGAACCGTCGTGGCCGACTCCACGAAGCCCTACCACTTCATCATGACCGTGCAGTACCAGTACCCTGCGCGTCTCATCGTTGCTACGCGCACGGGGACATGGAACGCAGCGCCAGGGACTACCCGTGAGGAAGTCTTCCAAAGCGTGCAAAAGCTGGTTGCTGAGTCTTCGGGCCAAACCAGTGCGGACTCAAGCGCCGTACTTTTCTACAGTCTGGAACCTGACGAGCCGCTCGCCTGAGCACACCCGAGAGCCCCCGGTCAACCGGTCGGGGGCTTTTGGCGTTTCCGCTTGAGGACTGTCAGTGCCGTGTGGCAGAGTCGTTGACGTCGAACCGGGCTTGCCCGGGGCGGCACTCCCCGCCATCCGCGGGGATGGCTCTGGAGTCTGTGACTTCACGCCTTGCTCCCCGCGAAAGCGGGGGTGTCCCGTCTGACGTGCATACCGCGTCGCTCGGAACAGCGCGCTCCCCGCACACGCGGGGGTGAACCGCCTCTCGCCGACGCGTTTGAGGGGTTCTGTGCGAACTCCCCGCGAAAGCGGGGGTGTCCCGTCGGGAGCCTGAAGGGCCCTGGTCGGTGTTTGCCCCGCCTTAGCGGGGATTGCTCGCAGCCCTGTTTGCGGGACGTGTTGGCTCCGCGCTCGCGGAGAAGAAGCCCCGTCAGCCTTCGGGCCGGCGGGGCTCTCGCGTGCCCCGGCCCTTGTGCCGTACGGTTCAACGTGCGTATGATCGCGACCACGTAAAACCCCGGCGACGTTGGAGCGTCCCGGGGCTTGGCACGAGGAGTTGGAGCTCCGAATGCGCATCCATCGTATCAAGCACAAGGGCAATTTCACCGTGCTGGGGAACGTCATCCTCCGCCGGCACTCGCTCTCGTTCTGTGCCCGCGGGCTGCTCGCGTACCTGTTGAGCCTGCCTGACGCTTCCCGGGAGGACGTCCGGACCCTGGCTGCAAAGTCCGTGGAAGGCCGCGTCACGATCGCGAAGGCCCTGAACGAGCTGGTTGACGCCGGGCTCTACGTCCGCACGACGCACCGTGACCCGGTCACGGGCCAGGTTCGCACCACGGTCGACGTCTACGACGTCCCGCCGACGGAGAAGAAGTGCACGTCACGCCCGCTTCCCGCATCACTGGCCGCCGGTCGCCCTGGTCCCGGAAAGCCGGCCGTCGGGAAGGCGGGAATGCCTCCCTTGGAGGTAAAGACGATCTCTAAGGAAGAGGTAAAACTCCCCTCCGTCCCTCCGGCCGAAGAGGCCTACTGGGAAGAGCCGGGCGACATCGACCCGGACGAGCTGCGAGAGGCGTACGCGGCGTTCTCCGGGCTTCTGGGAGGGCTGGACGGGGAAAGTCCCGCAACCACCCCTGAGAAGCCGTCAGAGCCCCGTCAGAGCACGCCTACGGCGGCTCCACGGGCCAAGCGGCCGGAGCAGACGACAGAGGGCATGGCGCTGCTGGTGGCACTGGGCCTTCAGCAGCCGGAGATGCGTCTCGCCGGTAAGCCCTTGACCGATCAAGCCGCCATGGTGGAGGGGCTGCTCGCAGCCGGCTGGACGTGGGACGAGCTGACGAAGATCATCGGAGCCCCGCTTCCCGTCAAGATCACGACGTCCGTGGCCGCCGTCCTCGCCCAGCGGATCCGGCTCATCCCCGTCAACCCGCCGAAGCGACCGACGGACGAGCAGCACGCACCCGCGGTCCGCAAGCCGGCCCCTCCGCGCTTCGACTGCCGTAACTGCCGGGCCCCGGGACTGCCCGCTCCGGGCCTGTGCCGCAAGTGCCGTGGCGACGGACCGGCGTCGCCCCCCGCGCCGCTCACGGAGCCGTCCCCGGCCGCTCGTGCGGCTGCCCTGGAGCTGGCCCGTGCCGGCCGTGAGCGTGTCGGGTGGAAGAAGTGAGCACACGACGAAGCCCCCGCTCCAAGTGGGGCGGGGGCCTCAGGTCGACA